TTGCGTAGCAGAGCCACTTCGTTGATTATGGTTTCAAAGTCAATGACTTCATCTTCACCATCCACGTATTTTTCTGCATCTCTGCTGGTCAATGCTCGCTGATAGCCTTCCAAATACTTTTGAAAATGTTTTCTGCGTATCTTTCTCAACTGTATGTTGAGATGATTTAGTATGGCTTCAATTTCTTGCAGTTGATTGAAACGATGTTCGGTGATGCCCGGCAGTTCTTTGATGTTTTTTTCAATTAAACCGCCCACACGCACATCACGCTTGGCATCCTCTAGCTCACTTTCATAGTACGCTATAAAATCAGGAATAGCACCAAGATCGGCCACCACACGGCTATACCACATCAGTAGTCTTCGTCCTCTTCCTCATACTCCTCTTCCTCATCCTCTTCATCGGCATGATCTTTGAGATAGCTAGTCAAAGCACGTTTGACTTCTGGGTCACCTTTGAATGTATCTCGGATTTCGTCGGCATCTACATCATTGTCAATTAGCACATTGATCAAGGTTTCTGCTGCTTCTTGACGGTCCACCGTGTTTACATAACGTTTGATCTCATCCCAAATTTCTTTGCTTAATTCTACTGACATCTATTATTCCTCCGTGGCTGTTTCTTCAGTACTTACCGTTTCTTTCTGATTTGCAAAATCAGCCATGACCTTGTCCAAGCATCCTTCTTCGTTGCTTTCCCAGGCCTTGCGGAACTGCTTGATGATCTCACCATCCGACGTTACAAACATGAGTCGGTTGCCGTCTTTCTTTAACAGGCCTTTCTTTTCAGCCAGGTCCACAAGACCGCTGTAGGGGTTCATGCCTGTTTCATAAGGAATCTTGACTTGCACACCCTCAAACGGTTTGGCATAGCGTGTTTTCATCACCTTACAACCAGCACGGATACCCATGACTTCTGAGATCTTGTTGCCATCCTCGTCTTCTTTGAGCTTCATCTTTTTCATGGCCACTACAATACTGCTGGCATAGATAAAGCCTTGTCCGCCTGAGATCTTGTCGTCAGGATCAAACATGTCCTGGCTGGCATAGGTGTGATTGGTACATACCAAGCCCACGTTGTAACTACCAAACATGTTGACACAGTTACGTACCAAGGCTGTGAGTGCCTTGGGTTTGCGACCCAGGTCACCTTTCATTTCACCGGCGTCAAACTGATTTACGTCAGTGGGTGTTAGCAACATGCCCAAGCTGTCAATAATAAACATGACCTTGGGACGCTCGCCATCGGGCAAGGCCTTGTAGTCGGCCATGAATGTGCTGATGGTCTTGGCCACGTCATCAATCATGGCCATGCTCAACTTGAGCAATTTGCTTTCTGATGTGTCAACACCAAGTGCTTTGAGCCAATCTTCGTCGAGTGCGTTTTCGCTGTCAATCAACACAACAAAGATACCTTGTTGTTGTGCGTTGCGAGCAATGTTACCACTACAGATATAACTCTTGCCTGCACCTGACTCACCGGCAAACACAGTGACCTTGCCCAAGGGGATACCTTTGTTGAAGTCTCCGCTGATCAAGTAGTTGAGTGCAAAGTTACCTGTGCTGATCCAGTCTGTGGGATCATTGAACCCAATGCTGAGTCCGTCAATGCTTTTTGTAATTTCCTTGCGGAATTTTGATACGTCAAATGGCTTGCCCATGATTTTCCTTTAGTGAAGTAGTAGAGTTGCCCGATTATTGGCTTTAGAATTTTTATATAACATAGTTCTATAATACTTGAGATTTTTTTCTAAGTCTATGATATTGGCAATTGGAATTTGTGTGGTTATTGCTTTGATCCCTTTTCGTTGTTGCCAATTGATAAATTCTTTGCTGTATGGTATTGTTTGAGGTCGATCTAGATTGAGTTGAAAAGCATATTCCAAAGTTTCATAATTGTAATGATCGACGCAATCTAGATCAGTATCCCAAAATTGCCATTTGTTGTAAAATTGCCTTCCAACGTAGGTGTATCCAAAACTCAAATTTACCACGTCGTTGTTGCTGGTCATGGTGTCTTGGAATGGATTATTAAATACCTGCCATTTTGAACGTGACTTGAATTCAATGTTTTTGGCAAAAAACTGTTCTAACCTATGCACCGTCATGTTGACTTCTTCGTAGGGAAAGATGAATCCTAATTTTTGCATGACCTCGGCCAGTCGTATTTGTCGGATTTCATCTGGATATAGATCGTGCAATCTCCATCCAAGTTGGCTGACAGTTTTGTCTTGTGAAAATCTCAGTTTATCTATGTCAATAATGTGTTGTTGAGACCGCACCCATTGTTCGTGTTGCTGATTAAGAAATTTTTGATCAAGATATTCAAGAATATCTGTATGCTCGGCAAATTTTTGATCACACACCAACGGCATCACTGTGTTGGTTAAAGTCACAGCACTATGCAACTCATTCAAATATCTGTCAACCGACGAAGAAATATTGCCATCGTCTGAGTAACTGTTACAACCGTCAGCATTGGATTTTGCTACCACATGTTCCAATATGTCTGAATTATAAACAATATCAAACTCAATTGAATCGTTAGAATTTTCAAATATTAAATTTAATTTCATTTCATTATCTATAAACAGGTAGATGCACAGGGATACGTTCCCTGTGCTTGATCTGTCAATGACTTACTGCTTTTGACGTGCCCTGATCATGGCCAAAATGTCTTCGGCTTTTTGAGTCGAAGGTTTGGCTTCTACCGGTGTTGCCGCTACTGCTGGTGCGTCATCTTCATCAAAACTGCTGGCCGCCGCTGGAGCAGGTTTGGCCGCAGGTGCTGGAGCATCTTCGTCGGCATGTGCGGTACCGGATCCACCAGCCGGAGCATTGACACCTGCTGGGCGGAAATACTGACCCCAACGTTCGGTATCATAGGTCTGGCCATCCACTGACGCCTCAAACATTTCTTTGATGACCTTGACTTCGGCTTCGCTTGGCTTCTTGGGCAAGAATGTGCTCAAATCAAACAGGCCGTGTTTTTCAATCGCGGCTTGTTCGGCTTCTAACAGTGCTGATTCTTTGCGTGCCCATTTTGAACTGTTGTAGTCAGCGAAACCACCTTTGCTGGTCTTGGTGATACGGAAGTCCAGGCCACGCAACAAGTCAGTTGGCAATTCTTCTAATTCTGGATCCATCAATGCACCTTTGATGATGGTAAAGATCTGAGGACCAATGATGAATCTACGGATTGGGTTCTCTGGAGTCTTGTCATCGGCAAGCGGATTCTCGCGAACGAAACCCTGGAAAATATAACTACGCTTCTTCCAATACTTGCGACCCATGTCTTCCAAGGCCTTGTCCTTGAACCAGGTGCGAACTTCTGTCAGCACTGGGCAGGTCTCTTGCCACATCTCCATGCATGGCACTTGGACGTAGACTTGTTTGCTGTCTGCTTCGCCTTTGATGCCATTGAATGGCAAGCGGATCATGGCCCGTTCTTGCCAAAAGAATGTGTTCTTTGAATTGCCGTCTGGGAGGAATCGCAAGGTGCATGACTGCCCCTCCTCGAGATTCCAATGGGGATATATTCCATTGTCGCCACCGGTGGATGAACCACCTTGTTTGTTTTCTGATGCCGCTAAACGGGCACGGATTTCTTGTAAACTAGCCATATTAGTGTTGCCTTTCTAAAGTTGATTTAATATGTGATTTAAGAGTTGTCTTAAATGTTGCCTTACAGCTGATTATACACTCTGCTGTCAGTGTTTGCTACTAAACTGGTTAAATTCATTTTACATCGTCTTTGGTGTTGTTTGATTTGCACGGACGAATAATCTTTTTCACAATGCTCACAACACACTCTACGATAATGTGTGCCTTTGCGAGCTTTATTCATTTTTATAAATCTTTGACTGCGTTCTTCCAACGCACCTGGCTTTTGGTATATCCAGTTATTTTTACCAGACACCTTCTCTGCTACTTCTGGGCGTTTCATATGATGCTTATCGCCGCTTGTCTTAGCTACTTTACGAGCAATAACCTCTGGATCTTTCCACCAATGCTCGTCACCCAATGCTAACATACGCTGTCTTGCTCGTTCCCTTGCTTCTGGTTTCTTTTGTGGATGGTTATCGCCGGCAACCTTTGCTCTATTTTCAGGTTTTGCCATTGGATGATCTTCACCATATAATGGGGCAATGGATTTATTATCTGTTTTATTCAGCCAACGAGGATCGCCGACTACTTTCAACCTTTTGAGAACACGATGCTCCCAAAGTCGTGCTGAAGATTCGTTATCAAAGACTTTTCTTACCTTGATAACCGTAGGTTCGCCATTGTCTGCGATAAATTTTTTAACATGAACGGACGAGGTCTTGTATGGATTCCAAAGATCACCGGGGTCGCAATCTTGGCTGTATCTGACACCATAATACCAGATGTTGTGTTCTGGCCATCCAACGAGATATGTATAAGGTTTCATTCAGTTGCCTATCTTTGTTGCCTGTGTAGAGCATGTATTATTACACGCTCTACTGTTTTTCGCAAGTGTATTTATGACGCGGTTGTTCAGATTACAAATTTAGTTGCGGATCATACCACTGAGTTCTTTGAGACGATCCAAGAATCCAGTGTCTTGGGCCACCGGTTTCATTCTGCCACTGTGTCCATACTGTCCTGCCAGGGCCGAGGCTTCGTACATGCCACACTCTTTGAGTCCATGCACTGGGCAACTTTCGCCAGCTTCGCTCATGTTGCAACGGCTGGCTTCATCCAGTTCTTCTGTGGGCACACCGTCGATGTCGGCCGGTGTCACACCCGGATTGGCTGTTTCGGCCACTTCTAGTTCATAGTCTGGTGCTGGTCGTGGTTGGGCAGGTACCCCTGCGTGTTTCAAGATGTTGCTCAGGTCTTGGGCATATTCAGGATAGGCTGGTTGCGTGGTACCTTCTGGATCTTCGGTCTGATCCACAGGATCTTTGACAGCTTCTTCCATTTCATCTCGGGGTTCTTTGATGCTGATGTCTTGTATAAATTCATCACTGGCATCACCACCCAGCATTTCTTCAACTTTGTCTTCTTGGGAGTCGAGATCAGCTGGTGTCTGCTCGGCCGGATTCATCTCTGCTGTGGCGTCAATGTTCAAGCTGGTAATAACTTTCATTACGTCTGGATCTTGATCCAATTCTTGCATGCGATTCAAAACCACTTGTCTAGCATCTGCGTTGGCATCGCGATCGGCCAACTCTTGCAGTTGATCAAACAATTCATCATCGCCTAGCAAGTCATACAGTTGTTCTGTGGCATTGGTGGCATCGGCACCCACCGGCAAGTCCTTGCTCAGCAGTTCAACCAGCTTGGCTTGCTTTTCTGGTGTGTCTGGGGTTTGCCAGGTTCCTTCCATGAGCCGGTTGGCCCAGGTTTCAAATATGTTGGCTTCTTTCATGTCGTTTTCCTGTTGTTGAATTCTAGCGATCAAAGGCAAGGCATCTTCAATGCGTTGATCAATGCTTTGTGTTACAAATAAATGTTTGAGTCCATCAACCACTACGGACTCTTCGGTGAGAGCAGTGGGATTCCAGTTTTCAAAGTACTGGCTGTAGCCTCGACGTGTGGCCAAGCTCTTTAGGTTGTGTCGCAGTGTTTCATGGTAAGCTGTGGTCTTCTCGACCAAGACAGCAGTGTCGCCTTCCAATAGTTTACCTGTGTTGGCCCTGCGGAATCTGCTGAGCACATTTAATTCTGTGACCATTTCGGCAATGTGTTGTCCACGGTCGTCATAGGGTCGTCCACCGTTGCGCACATGCTCCAGCATGGCCTTGCCGGCTGTGAGATTGCGGAATGGCAACTTGTAACGTTCGCCTTCGGCTGTTTCAATAAACAGGCTTTCTATGCAACGGAATCGGGCTTCGCCTTCGCCCATGACCCGTTTGTGTTTGATCATGAGTCGGCTTTCTGTGGCTCCAGCATTCCAGCTGATGTCTCGCTTGCCAGCCCATGCCTCAAATACACTTTCTTTGATGCCGGCCTGGCCCTGCATGCTGTAGCGCAAGCGGTTCAAATTCTTGATGCCAAAGCTCATGAAGTTACGGGTGGCGAAGTTTTTGAGCTGGGCCAAGAATTCAAACCAGTCATTTTTGTCGTCACCTTCCATGCTGCGGCCCACGTTGTCGGAGCAGTAGACTTCCAATTCATTGTCATCGCCCAGCATGATCACAACTGTGCCGTAATCTCGGCCGCTTTCGGCACGGAAATCAAAGCTGAATATTTCTGTTTCGCTGGGATTTTCTGCAGGACGGCCAGTGGCATCCAGCATTTCTGGGTCAAAATCTCTACTGACCAAGAGGTCAAACAGTTTGTGGGCGGGTGTGATATCTGCCATGGTCTAGTATTTAGTTAATATCGCGTGCTGATGAAGGGCATGGGTGGCTCGATATTGTCGCCGTGATCACGCATTTGCTGGTCCATTTCTGCATGGAAAGTCTGTAGCAACTGCATCATGCGCACGGCCAAGATGGTGCTCATGACCAAATCGTCGGTTTCTCCGGGTTTGGCCGCATAGCCCACACCGTGTGCCACAAATGTTTTGAGTTCGCTGACCAGGGCAGCACTGCGTATCTTCATGCGGCCAGTTTCAATCAGGATTTTGAGCTTGTTGCAGGCTGCCAGCTTGGGCTTGTTGGTGGTGTTGAAGCCTTTGCGATATCTGCGGCTTCCGCCTCCACCGGGTTCGCTGAGGAAATAGCCTTTGATGTTTTCTTCGCCGTATTCGGCTATGCTGATCAAGGCAGCTTCGCCAATGGTGTTGTTTTCTATGCTGAAATAGATGTGTTGTGGATCCTGCACAGTTTCGTGTAGGTGGTTGACTATGTCAGCTAGGATGCGTATCTGTTCAGGTATGGTGGTGCGGTTGTGACGCCATTCGGCCACTTGCTCAGTGGTGGTAGCTTCAAATACTTGTATGGCTGAGGGATCTCCGCCGGTACCTAAACTAGGATCCAGGGCTATCACATAGATGCGATCTTTCTTGGGTCGTTGATACCAACGTACCTGGCCAGTTTTGTACAAGGGTTCGTGCCCTTGTAGATCTATCAGCTTGGCCGGAGCTATCAAGGTTTCATCATTTATTATGAATTCGCATCCCATCTCTCGGCGGAAGCGATCATCACCTAGTTGTGCCCGTTGTTCAGCGGCCCAGGTTTCATCTCTGTCAGGATGTTCGTTCCAGTAACTGCGATAGGCCCTGAATCCGTTGATGCCCAGTTCAGTGGGATTGCCGTAGGCATCTTCGCATTTGTTGGCACCTTTCCACAGCAAGGCAAACTGATCTTCATCTGAATTTGGTGTGCTAGTAATAATGGCCTTACCACCAGTGGCCAAGGTAGGGCTTATAGAAGTCCAAAACTCTCGGGCTATGGTGGGTCGCACAAATGCAAACTCGTCACAGTACAGCAAGGTTATACTCATACCACGACCGGTGTTTTCTGTTGTGGTGGTTGACACTATGCGGCTGCCGTTTTCAAAGTCCAAGTTGCCTTTGTTGTAACTGGTCACACCTGCTCTGATATGATCTGGACACAATTCATAGGCATAGCGTATGCGTTGCATGATTTCCTGTGAGCCGGTGTATTTGTGGGCGGCGATCAAGATGGTTGAGTCTGGACGGAACATGGCCATCCACAACAGATAGCCCGCGGCACTGGTACTCTTGCCGGTCTGCCTGGGCATCATGGAAATACTATATCTGTAGTTGTGATAGGTGTCTATCAGGCGTTTTTGATAATCAAACGGATGGTACAGCATTTTACCTCGTACCGGATGCTGTATGTAGAAAAAGTTGTCTAAAAAATACTGTGGTCCTGACACAGGATCAGCACATTTCATAAATTCTTCTAGCTGTTGGTCAGTCCAATGTTGTTTTTTATACGGTGACTTGACCAGGGTGGAGGCGTCTTGGCTCATGCCTTACTTATAGGGGTTTTCACCGGTAAGGCCAGGTTTTGCAAACCATAGCCGAAACCATGATTCGGTGCCAGGTTCAATGTGTTTTTTACGTTGGAAACGGGCCACATACGTGCCTGTCTTTGATATGTTACTGCCTGCGAGAGGTTTGAGCTTGGAAGGGCTGTATATGCCTTTGCCGAATTCTGTGAATCTCATTGTCCTAAATTGAATCGGATACCAGTCGCACGCTCAATTTCAGTCATAGTGGTCTGATACTGTGGCCACGACGTGGCTGGACTGATTGGTGCATTAGGAAACAGGTAGGCTTGCACCTGGCGGCTGTTGCGTTCAACAACAATCTTGTAAAGTCGGGTGGGTATACCCAGACCGTTGCCTGTGACCGGATGTCCAGTATCAAATATGCCGCCCGAAATCACATAGAAGTCTGTGCCGGGCTGGCTGGCCCATTGGCGCACAGCCACTTCCAACAAGCGCCATGCTCCACGGTTGTTGTTGGCCACCTGTGCCAGCATGTTGCTTAGAAAGAAACTTTCACTCATGATCTGATCGCTCTGGCTGTTGTTTGCGGCTGGACTCATGTGTCCACGATCGTGTGTTCGACCCACTGTGGCATAGTCTGCTAGGCTGGCACGGCATTGCTCGACCACAGCAGGATCTGGTCGGAAATCGTCTCTGCGTTTAGCAGGACCGTTCATGCCTGCTGGAGTCAGGTGTTCAAACACAGCCACAGGAGCCTTGACACTGCAACGGTGGATCACAGCATAGTTTTTACGGCACAGTTCCTGATCACCTGGCTGTGCTTGATACTCGGGTGTGCCGTTGACTGTGAACTGTGGGCATTGAGTATTGATCTGAGCTACAGCAAGTAAAGGCGCAAACAGTAATGCTAATAATAGTTTTTTCATTTTTGTTGTTGCTATCGAACCTGTATTACAGCAAAGCTCAAGATGATGGCATCGCTGTGGCTGTTGTTGTCAACGTTTTGAATCTGTATGTTGAAGCTGCTGGTGCCCACTCCGGCCACTGCGGCCACATAGGTATTGGCCCGCACAGGATCTTTGATATTGAGTATGACCAGGTCATACTGTTGCACATAGGTGTTGTTGACCACAAATGTCACAACGGATCCGCCGGTCAAGGCCGCACCACTGGTGGTGATGCGACCAGTTCTACCGTTGCAGGTCACTGCGGTGGCTTTGTTTGTGAGCTGTGTGACATTGCCGCCGTCGTCGGTGCCCAGATTGTATTGTATATTGCCTTGCACATACAAATTGCCCACGTTGCTGATGTTGTTGGCACTAATAATATTGCCAATAAAGTTATTGGCCACAACGTTGCCGACCACGCTGAGTATGTTGGTTGAGCTGTTGTAGGTAAATTCTGCGTCGTCGCTGACTTCCTTGCCTGATCCCACAATGGCCACGCGACCTGCGGTGAGATTTTGTCCAATTAGATTGCCACCTGTGACATTGCCAGATGCTGAAACAATGCCTGTGACATGTGTTCCTGTGGCAGCAACGTTGGCAATGGTGTTGCCAGCAATGGCCATGGTTAGATTACCACCTGATGCAGATATGTTGGCCCAGCTGGTGCCGTTGACAATCTTGGTTACAGTGACTCCAGTGATATTGGTTATGAATCCGCCGTCGCCAATAAAATAGTCGGCAGTGACGTTCCCTCCCACGGTCAACACATTGCCAGAAAATACCAAACTGCTGGTGCCTAAAAAGTTGCCGCTGCCAGCATTGAGTTGAACAGAGTTTATTGGGCCAATGGGTATTCCACTGCCCGATGCTGTGCCAATGGGTATGCCACCTGCGGTGTTGCCGTCACTGTAGTAGAATGCGTTGGTGTCAGGATCCCACCAGATGCGATCTTGTTGGCCTACGTAAGAAGCGCCATTGGCGTTGTTGTCGCGGCTGGTAAAAAGATTTTGGATGAAGCTCATGTCAGAGCCCCTTAATCGTCAAAGACGTCGTCGTTGCTGAGTTCTTGGATGGCAGCTCGGGGCACACCGCTCAATTTCTTGATACGATCCACAATGTCATCACGCTCTTGTGTCATGTCATCTTGTTCGGCCTGTTCTTCAGCGTGTTGATGTTCAGGACCGCCATCATCGTACACATTTTCCACGCCCACGGCTTTTTTAAGTAACTCTTGTTTTTGTTGTAGCGGAGGCAAGAATGTGTTTTCTGGAGCCTTGTCGTTGCCACTGGCTGTGGTGCCATTGGGGCTGGGTTCATCAGAGTCTGCTACCACTGCCACATCAATCAACTGACCTGGATTTTGTATTCTTGGATCAGGAGCGCCACCTTGTGCGTGTTCTAAATTAGCGGCCAGTGTGCGTAAAATGTCTGCGATTTTCATAATATAGTTTCCGTAGTGTATTTAGCTCAGGGCTCGTAGTATACAATTTCACCTGTGGCCGGATCAAAATACAGCTGATTGAGTCCCGCAGTGCTATTTGCCACACGCACATTGCCCAGGAATGTATTTGCACCTGTTACTTGTAGCACTTTGGTAAGAGCACCAGTGGCATTGCCTATGTAGATTTCATTGGTGTTGATGTTCACGGTCATTTCCGCAGGTCTGGCATTGCCGTTGTAGTTGGTCACAGTTTCCTGGGCGTTGTCCTTCATGACTGTACGGCTTATGCCCGTGAGATCTTCATAGGGTGGTGGCGGATTGGCCATTATCTAGGATATCCTTTGAAGGGCTTTATGGGACTGACTATGTCAGTGCCGGCGGGTTCTTTGCTTTCAGCACTGGAAACTAGCTTTTTGCCGCCCGGAGTTTTGGTCATTTTCAAGGCCATGTCGATCACAGGATCCACGTTGGCATCAAATCCTGATATCACTCCATGTTCGCCAAAGGCTGTCTCAGCTTCCCAAGGCGGGATAAAATGATCTACTTGATCTTGATCTGTGCCGCGATCACTTCGGGCACGGGCCATGGCCACACCAAATCTATAATTGCGGTAAGGATCTGCGGCACTGAGTCCGGGCAGGATGTAGGTATAACGCAAAGGTTCCGAGATCTCGGCCGGAAGCTCACGTTGTTCTGCGATGAACTCTCGGGCTCTCATCGTGCATACCCCCGGAATCCTGTAACAGGACTGGTCTTGTTCACATAGTCTGCTTCGGTGCTGCGATTGTCTGTGAGTTTGTTTACTCTGCCTGCTCCAACTGATTTGGCGGCTGCGTTGATGATTGCCAAGTCAGCATCACTGTAAGTGGCCAGCAAGGGATCACCAGCAAAGGCTCCCGCAGGTGGCGTGGGGTAATCGGGTGCTCCGGCCATGGCTATACTAAAACGCCATTGTGTGTAAGGACTACCACCTTGTTTGTTCGAGCTGATGTCAGGCATAGAAATAGCGCCTTTGAGAGCTGAGTGTTGACTCTTGGGCAATTTTCGTGCGTTGGCTGGCACATCGGCGGCGCTGCCAAACCGTGCTTCTGCGACAAACTCTCTTGCTCTCATTCTAAATCCTGCATGTTCATGTGACCAAACGGTGGATCGCCACGGACGTTTTGCCACAGTTCTCTGTTGCTCATGATCTCGACCCAGACACCAGTGTCAGGGCGATTCAAACTCCAAAAATCAAACTTCATGTGACTGCTCACGGGCCGGCAATACAAGGTTTGCTCCCGGGGCACACACAGTTGTTGGCTGGTTGTGCGCATTTTCCGGCCATTGGTGCTGGTCCTAAGTATATTTAGTTGCGGATCATTGATGTAGACTTGGCACATGCCATCCACTAGATCTTCAGGTTTTTGTGCAGATTTTACCACAGCTTCGGCCAACAACAAACGGCTTTCACTGCTGATACGGTCCAGGGTTCGTTGCCGATCTCTTGGACTGCGTTGCATGCCAGCTGTGGGCATCCAGACGCCGTGATTGGTCCTGGCCACTGTTTGGGTTTTGGGTATTCTTCGTGCTCGGAATCTGTAGGGTCTTTTGCCATCCCAGTTGCTGGCTTCGATCAGGATCATGTCGTCTTGATCAAAAACCATGGTGCAACCACACAGTTGATTTTTTATCAAAAATTCAGCGGCTGCTTCAGCTGTGGGCAGAGTCAGGGCTTCAGCAATCATCTGTCCATCAGGGCTGGTTTTTACCTTACCAGACTCAACTTCAGTTTCGTCATTGCCTATGTCAAGGCTGGTGTTTAGAATGCTGACACCGCGACTGTTGATGCCTTCTTTGTAGCCAGTGACTTCATCGTGCATCATCATGCGGTCAATGTCGCCAGCTTTGCTTTCGATGAAATCCAGCACAGGTGTGTAGGTCCGGTCGCGATTCTTGGCTCCGGCCCAGCCTACGCCGTCAAACCATTTGGCAACGATCACGCACATTTAGCGAGTGTAGCCTTTGAAGCCTTTGACCGGGCTAGTGGTGTTTACATAATTGGCTTCAAGACTGCCGGGCAACACATGGTCACGTGGCTTCATGCCAAGTTTTTTCATGATGGCTTTGAGTTTTTTCCTATCATATTCAGTGTAGGCACTGAACACAGGAAGATTGCCAAAGAATCCAATGTCGTCAACATTGCCTATCTGATCTGGATCCATGCCGGCCAGACTTGATACGCGGTAGAAATCATAATAGCGGCCCCAATACACATCGCCATTTCCACCGGGACCAACTATGCCAGGATGTGCTTGATCAAATTCGTGATTGACGTCGGATCTGGTTCCGCCCCTACCACCTTCGGCAATAAATTCTCGGGCACGCACCGTCAGGCACCTCCGCCGATGACGCCTTCTTGTGCTGAACTTGCTGTGCCTAACTCGGCAGCTGTGAATGTGCCTGTGACTGTGAGCTTGTTGCCAGCGCCCACATAGATTTGAACTGTGGTATTGGCACCAACTGCCACGGCGTTGCTCCAAATGTTGCCCACTGCTGCTTCTGTGCCCAGGGCCGTGGCATAGACCTGATAGGTCACTGCGCCATCCAAGGCAGTGATTTCTGCTTTGTCGGTGTACCATGTCGCATTTGCTGCGGTGCTGATTACGTTGGCTTGTGGCATTTTATTTTCCTTATATTACCATGCACGACACGACCAATATCGCGCCTTGGTTTTTGGTCCTGGGTTGTCACAGTTGTGTCTTGCTCTAAAACTCTTTCTACGAGCCGGATTTGATTTTTTGATCTTCATGGTCTTTTGGCCCAATCTTTTGGCAGTTTTGCCGCCGTGACCAAAGTTCACTTTCTTTACATTGCCGGTCTTGGGATCTCGAACATACACTTTTGATTTTTTTACATCGCCGGCCATGGGCTTGTTGAGTGGAACTTCGCGACCTTGATACTTGGCTTCGTCGGTGTTGGACTGCTCTGTCTCACCAGTGGCCACACGCCAAAATTCTTCAATCCAGTCTTCGTCACCATAGCGGTCTTTGAACTGTTCTAGGCTCATGCGCTTGGCATTCGTCATCATTTCGTGCTTCATGGCGCCTTCACCCACAAGGCTGCCATATCCCATGGTTTCAAGTATCACACCTGAATCGCCTTCGTCCGTGTCTTCTAATGTGGCCCATTCAGCCAAGGCCGCATTGATTTCTGGTGTAGAATCCAGGAGAATACAATCATCGGCCACTTCAATTATGTAGGTTTCGCACAAGACTTCATCGGGCAGTTCAAAGGCAAAGGTGTCACCTACTGCAGGTGTGTTCATCCATTGTTCGCTTTCCGAGAGATAGTCTTTTAAGGTTTTCATTGGGCTTTGTAGTTTTGATAAAGTCTAAACAAATCGCGCTCGAGTTTTACTGACTCTTCCATGGTATGTAAACGATCTTGTTGCGAAGCGATTACAGGAACTGTTGTTTGACCTGTGCTCTTGGGACCATTCAAGCCGCCCGAATACTGCAAGGCATTGTCGGATGTTTCTGTGTTTGTGGGCCAGTCAGGTGAGTTCTCGTCCAGTGCTTCACAGCCACAGGGTGCTTTGCCACAGGTGTCACAGCTTTCTGCGTTGTCGTGACCGCTGATGCCAGCCATCTTTAACAATGCGGCCAAGGCTTCAGCATCTTCACCGTCAGCACTGACTGTGATGTTCTTGCTGGGCTGACCATCGGGGCCAGTGTTCATGTTTACTGAAATGTTCATGCCTTCTGTGAGTGCCTGCCGGAACTTGGAGTCCATGCTTTCATAGATGCCTTTGCCAAATTCAAATCCACCTTTCTTGGCTGGCTTTGCTTCAGCATCAGCTTCTTTGACTTTTTCTGGCAGACCCGTTTCTTTGGTCTTGGCAAACTTTTTAAGTTCACCCTTGGGCATCTTGGCCATTTCTTTACTAGCACCACGCAGTTCTTTTTTGGGAATCTCGCCCTTTTGTGCGGCATGTGCTATGCCAGCGGCTCTGCGTTGTGCCACGCTGACAGCTTTTTCGGCAATAGGATTGTCTGCGTCATGCTTTTCTTGATCCATGTAGTCATTGGCACTGTTGATATAATCAAGTGCCTTGGTGATCTTTGATTGCACCCACTCTGGCAAGTTGTCATCGTCGGCTAGGATTCCATGCAGTTCTTTGGCAGCTTTGACCAGGGTGTGTAGTTGATCTTTGGCCATGTCGCCTTCTTGATCATACTCACCTTTGTCAGTGAGTGACACTGCGTCCATTTCTTTGATAGAATCTTTCTTCATCAACTTTGATCGGCCTGTGGGGCCTTTGGCGCCAATGGCACGCTTGGTACCAGCTGGACGACCTTTTTTCTTTGGTGCATCAGATGCTACTTCATCATCCTTTTCTGCTTCAGGTTCTTCTTTTCTTGTGTAACGTTTGCTGTAGCCTGTGTCTTTGACATCGTAGCGTGGATGTGGATCTTTGGTGATCATGCTCTTGGCCACTTCAGGATCAAATGCTGTACCTGCACTGCGGCTTTTCTTTTTGTCAGCGGCGGCCTTCTTCATGGTTTCTTTGCGGTTGCCATCCTTGTCAAGATCAATATAGTCAGGTTTGGCTTTTTTCTTTTCACCAAGACCAACCACATCGGCTTCACGCACTGTTTCCATATCGCCATCACCGTCAAGGTCAGCTTTCTTCAAACCTGCGGCACGGGCTTTCATCAAGTTGCCTGTGAATTTATTGCCTTCTTCCATGTCGGCTTCGTCCATCTTGTCATGCTTGGCACGGATCCGGGCCATGGTCTCTTTGCTGGCGCCTTCACGTCCAGCCTTTTGCAGGGCCTTCATACCAGTCTCGCCGTATTTTTTCTTGCCCAAATATGCTTGCAATGCACTCTCATCCATGTCGGCTTCTTCTACGCTTTCTTTGGCACGCAGTTTGGCCAACACAGCGCCGGCAACTTTTTCTCCACTCTCTTTGCTGCCATAACGCTTGCCGGCACTCTTGGCGATCTTTGAAAACATCTTGCCAGGCTTGCCAATGTCTTTGCCCGCAGCAGCTTTCTTGGCTGAATAGTCTCCAGTGCTACGTTCAGCCACTGGCTGAGCACTTTCTGCAAGCTCTTGTTTGGCCGACAGTGTGGCCAATTTCTTGTTTAGGTCGTAAAAAAATGTCATGCTGTTATCCTTTTGGGTTGGCACCGGTGGCTGGTCGTGGTGGGCGTTTTACTTTGGTCATGGGACTTGAAGTTCCCATTGGTAAATCATTTGTGGTCTTGGCAGGCGGTGTCTTGCCACCAGCCACAGTAAACTCACTGCGGTAGGCATTCTTCAACACAGCATGATCATGTGGTTCAGCTGAATAATCTTTGCTGAGTGCTTTTTGTTCTGCGTTGGGAGCAGGATAGTCGGTGTCGGTCAGCAGATCTTTGTTTTCTTCTTCCACACGCTCACGTTCCACATCTACACTTTCTTCATAGGGTGTGGTCAACAAACGGATACGGTTGGGATCAAGTCCCAGCAATTGGGCGATCTGTTGGATCTGTGGCTCAATGGCTGGATAACGGAATTCACACTCCATGGAGCTGACGCTTTCATTGGCGGCTGCAGGAAAGTCTGCAGGCTTGAGCTGGATAGGAGTTTTCTTCACAGCTGACACCTTGACTGGGTCAAACTGTTTGAGCTTTTCTTCCAGTGCCTTTACAAAAGCAGGCTCTACATCACCCACGATTTTCACGCGATAGTTGTAGGTTCTTTGGCTTTCGGCCAGGTATTCTTGAAAATTTTTCATATTTGTATCCCTATACGATATTTATGCTTTGTTATTGTTTTGGTCTCTTGTGCTCATGAGTCGTTCCAACAAATCGTTGCGACTCAACACTTGTCCGTGTGCTGTTTCCACAGCTTGATCACCACCCTTGCTGGCCTGGTCCTGATCCATTTTCATCTTTTTCAACTGTAGATCTACCATTTTCAGTTTTTTGTTCAACTTGGCTGTCTTGGCTGTGAGCGCATGGCCCAGCATGGTCCCAGCCACAGCAAATATTTCACTGGCATAACGGCTGTCCACCTGCATGCCCAGATCCATCAAGTTGTCGTAGCTTTCTTTGGCCATGTTGGCCAAGTCATCCAGTTCGCCATCTCCGGTTTCCAGATCACGCACCATGGGCAAGGCCGCATCAATCTTGTCTATGGTGGCGTCTATCTGCGCCAACTGGCTACGGGTTTGTTCGGCTGTGGCCGTGGATTCAGTGGGCTCGCTTTCGCTGCCACTAGGCGGAAAGTCAAAAAGTTCTTCCAATTTTCGTGTCATGACCTATTTACCGGTCTTTTTGCTGCCTTGATGGAATATCTGATCTTCGTTGATTACTCTAAATGTGAGTCCGTTGCGCCGTGCCCATTTGGTTGCAGAATCCCACTTGGCGTAGTTCACTGCTACTATGGCACGATCTCGGTCGGTCATTCGGCTTTCGATCAGGCTTTGTTTTTTGGGTTTGATTTCTATCAGTTCGGCACGGGTGGTGTTGTCACGTCCACGATAGGTCACGAAAAAATCTGGCACATACATGCTCTGTTTTCCTGTGATGGGATTTCTGTAGGGTATGCTGATGCTTTCGCTGGCCCATTGCACGATGTTGTCGTTGCTGTCAAGAAACATCATAAAAGTTAGCTCCCAGCCCGATCTGTATCTGGGTGTACCTTTGCCCACATACTTGCCAGGATTCCTTACTGTGTACACGCCCTGTCTGAAGTTGGCCATGTCATGCTCTCACATTCCTGGCAGCATAGAAATTGGGTTGTGTGGGTGTGAGCACGCCCAACAAGGTGGCAGGACTGCGCACACTGTTGAGATAGTAGGCCATGAGTACGGTAATTTCTGGAGCACTTTGTCCGCCTTCCTGGAAAGTCTGCAACAGGGTCAGCGCACTTTGATTGGTTTCTTGGGCCACACGGAACAGGCTGCTGGTAAAGTTTTCAGCGGCCAAGACCGTGGTAAACACACTCTTGAAGTAGCTGAGCACAGCATCATATTCTTCAGCAGGCACGTTGGCCGAATAGTTGTAGAACTGATCAAAGATCCTGACTGTTTGATCTATACTGGGGTTGATTTCATTGACGGTGGGCACGATCAGCTTCCTGGATAAAACGGTGGGGTGTTGGTGCTACGTGGTGCTGTGGGAAAGAATATGCCGTCCAGTTGTCCACGATTGGGTGTGGGCAAGCCCACGGCATTGGGCGACTGTACTGTGCTGCCAATGACTCCGCGCACTGCTCCAGGCAGGGTGCCACGTATGATGTTTCTGGCACCTTGATTGACTTCTTCGTTGACTATGCTTCTGATGTTTTTGTCTTTGAATGTGAAATAGGCCGTGCCGGCTTTTTGTGCCGCACCGATCAGGCCAGCCACTCCACCACTCTGTAGATCTTCCACTATGCCAATGCCGGCATCCAGCAAGCCACCTTGGCCCAGCACAGTCTGGGTGGCTCCAGGTCGGGCCAAGGCACTGGGCACAGTGTCATAGTAGGCTGGATCTGCAAAGCCCACCACGTTGGTATCGGGCCTTACACCGCCCACGGCTCCAGTGTAGTATTTCACAGTTTCATAGCGTATGGTCATGCGATTGTTCATGATGCCGTTGCCGGCACTGTAGTCGTAGGTGTCATGTGTCCAGTTGGTGATCATGGGGTTGATCAAGATATACTCGGCAAATCTGCGCTGGTTCAATCCATAAATTCTGATGTCGCGAAAAAACGGTGGTTTGCTGGTGGTGGGACCTGCTCCAGGCACGCCATCTGTGTAGGATTCACCAATGTAGCCCCAGTCGTTGACATAGCGTTGATTGTCATAGATATCACGGTTGTTGTAGCTGAAACCCACCGGACTCTGTATCATGGCTGCCATGCTGCCATTGGTGGCACTGGCATTGTCATACTGTTGGCTGGCATCCTTGTAGTAGTACTTGAAATAGTTGTACCACATGTTGCGCACCAGGTCTCCACCATCGTCGTGGAACTCCAGGGTCACTGGATTGTATTCAATCTTGGTCTGGGCCAGGCGCTTGCGATTGTATTGGTTTAGTGTTTCTACCGACAGCTCGTAGCTGGGCAACTGTGCAGATTTGACCATGAGTCCAATCTGTGCCACGTCCTGATTGGGAAAAGCGTTTTTGAGTGCAGGAACCTGTTGGGTGTTTACTGTGAAATAAACATGGAACAGATACTTGGCCCTGGGGGCCAGTTCGTATCCGTTAGTTAAGAAAGTTTTACTGGCGTGAGCGTAAGTTTTTAACCCGTCCGCGCCAAAAAATCCTTTGAGGAAGTCTTGGCCAAAAGCCATGGTTTAGCCTACTCCGGTGGCTACGTCACCCACTGTGCGACCAATCAAGGTACCAACACCTTGTCCTGGAGTCTGGTTGGCATTGTCAAAGCGTATGGTCATGCTTATGGTGGCCACTTCGCTGGTACCATAGTCCATGTTGTTGTAGTTCACACTCTTGAGATAGCAACCATAGATCTCCCAGTTTTCTAACACCACTGGTTCGCCGGCACCGTTGCCGCCGTCCAACACTTCAAAACGTGTCAGGAACTTGTAGTCTATGCCCGAAGCAGCCGAGGCCATTTCAGAAAAGTCCAACTGCTTCTGCAACTGCTCGCCTACCAATCGGCTGACATTGCCACCAGCATCATCGCGAATCTGACAAGTTAGATCGCTCCAGGTATACTTGCCGGCCAAGCGCACTGTGCTGTTGTAAATGGGCACATCAATGTCGGCAAAATCCACCTGTGGGCGTGTGAAATCCATGACCTGTTTGGTAAGTTCTGTTCGTGGTGTGCTGACTCCAAAGTTTTCAAATATCACTCTAAAGCGATACTTGAGTTTGGGCATCAACAAGCCCTGGTTTGGATTGCTTTGGTCACTGGCCAAAGGCACTGTCATTCTGGTTAACGATGAAACTGCCATGGTATTATCTCCTATATACTTTATTTATGGTGTTGAGTACCATGGTATCAAGCCGCCGTTGCCACGGTGCTGATGCTGGTTGCAATCTCTCCAGTATTCTTGATGCGCAGAGGAATATAGATGAATTCAACTGCTTTGACCGGTTCAATAGCAATATCTACCCACAGCTCGTTGGCATCTATACGGGCTGGCGTGTTGTTTGTAAGATCGCACACTACCAAGTAGTCATAGATACCACGCTTGTTAACCAAGTCGATCATCAAACTGTTGATGGAATTCTGTATCTCATTACGGGTGATCTGATCATTGGGTTCAAACAAGAATGTGTTGCCAATTTCCTGCAGCCTGCCGCGTATGAATGCCACCAAACGTGCCACGTTGATGCGATCAAGTGCTGTGGTTGCAGCTGTCACCGTCTTGTTGCCAAAGTTGGTGATACCTATGCCCGGCACAAATGTAATTGGATTGATGTCTACCTGATACAGGATATCGCGCAGGCTTTGGCTAACACCTATGGTTTCAAACTCGCCAGTGGTTCCGTTGACATAGCCAATCCTAGCAGCATTGTCTACGACACCACGTCGTGTGCCAGCAGGTGCCAACCAGGGGAAAGCCACTTCGTCACTGCGTATGATAGTTCTGATCATCATGTGGCTAGGAGGTTGTACCACCGGACTTCCTGAAAGATCTGTGGTCTGACAGCTGGGGTAAAACACACCAAGATACACATCTCCTGTGGATAAACCGTCTTCAGTGGCTGTGCCGGTTCCGCCATTGTTGGTCACCCAGGCTGTGATATCATTGCCCGAAGGACCCAGGCGCAAAGGTGTGTCACCAATCACAAAGGCTGTGTTTCTGCGGTCGTTGTTGAGTTCGACCATGTTAGGTATGAGTTCTGGATACTGTGGGCAGGCAATCAAGTTGAACTGACGTTGTTCCTCACGTATTTCGATGTTGGCATCAATGCCACTCTTGAGTGCGGCCACGATGATGGCACGTTGTGCCTGGCGACCCATGTAAGGTGCTCCTGAAGCCTTGTTTCCCGAAGCTGTGACCCAGGCATTAGTTTCAATGGCGGCCCAATATGTGGTATTGGTCGGTGCTTGATTGGCTGTGGGTGCCAGGATACACACATAGATCACACCGTTGTAGTTTACAAAATTATTTGGTACATAGGCAGTGGTAGAATCCCAAATATTCACTGGAAAATCTGTGGTATTGAAATAGTCTACCTGGAAGCTCTTGACATTGAACCCACTACGCCGTGTGTTAAACAACAACATGCCCTGTGGATACAGATCTGCTTCTGGAGCATCCAAGTCCTTGTAGTTAGAGGTTAACAGGCTGGTAATTGTGGGTATGGCGTCGGTGATGGGATTGGTGGTGCCATTTGGAGCCCAGCGTGCATCTGCAAATAATATGCCGTTTTGTGTGGTCTGGTCGGTGTTGTCCAACTGCACCCACTGATCTGCCCCTTCCACATTTGACCAGCGATAAATCACCGGATAATTTTCCAGATCTGCGGTGTCGATCCAGAGGTCTCCGTACACCAACGGACTCAATGCTGTGTTATTTTGTGTAGATGGTGCAGTGGTGGAAAATATAGGACCCGAGGCATTGGTCAATGTCAAATTGTCGCCACGCACATCATTGCTGACATTCTGATAACCACGCCAGGCTCCGTTGTTGTTGATCATGATGTCCGCTTGAGTTGTAGCTGAATAATACCAGTAGGTTCCATCATTTGGATCTTGATCAGGTGCTGTTGCACTGGCCGTATAAGTGAATGTGGGTGTGTCTACAAAATAACTGAGATATAAGCCGTTGTTTGGAGCAGACCGCACAAACGTTGTACTTGTAGTAAAACCTGCTGTGGTCACCGGTGAGCCTGTGCTGTTGTTCAATATGATATCGCCGCCGGCAGAGTGTGTAAACACTATGGCTCCAGATGAGTTTATGGTAGCTGATACATAACTGGCAAATGTTGATGATCCTACTGCCGCACTCACTGCTGTAATAAAATCCGTGGCGGCTGTACCAGCCAATGTTGCTGTGACAGCCTGTTCTGGCGTTGCCTGCCCGGGTATAGTAGCCTGTATGTTAAAGGTGTTGCCGATGACAAAAGGCCCAGGTGATTCGTCTGAACCAGTATAAACAGCAGCACCGGTAGCATATCTTTCAAGTATTTCTAAACCAAGGGTGTCTGGCGTATTAAACTCTGGATTGGTATGTGCGATTGTGGTTCCTGCAGGAATGTTCTGTCCACCACCAGCAGGATCCAGGGCATAGGTAGCAGCACTGGTACTTGTGTAGATGTTGCAGGCCTGTTGAACAAAAGCTCCTAGAGTGCTGTTATATTTTTTAATCACAAGATTGGCACCTAGATTCACATTGTTGATCTTTTGCCATACGCTGCCAGTGGGTTCCGGTTGGACATCGGTGGCACGCCATCTGGGTGCTTGGAAACTGTAGGCTGCCAAGAAAGCTGGTGCATAGTATGTCTGCGCAGTGATACCTAGATCTGCCAAGGGTGTGCCTGTACCGTTGATGATTTCTACAGCACCTTCACCACCGGTAGAATCATCAGCTGTGGCTGTGCTGTCAGCATAGATCTGCAGTTTGTCATCAATAAAAGCAGAATATACTCCTGTGATGCTGGCAGTATTAATGGCATTGCTGAGTCCTTCTACGGTGTTGTTGGGACTAGCGGGTACCGTCACTGTGGTACCGTTGATTACAACGGTGTTATTTGCTGTCAATGATACAGGAGCCAAGGTTCCTTGCACTGTGGGCCAGGCCGTTTTCCAATCGTCGCTGCCAACCTCAACCCAGGTATTGTAAATGTCGCTGAGGTCAGTGGCTGTGGTCTGATCAACTGTAGGACCACCTCGCTTGAAGTAGCCAGGATTAAATATATTTGTAGCGGTAATAGCATAATTGCCTATGGAACCTATGCTCTGCAAAGGTACTGTAGTAGAACCCTCGAGATCTGTAGCATCAGTAATTACTAGAGGAATCTGGTTGGTAAATGCGTTGGTGGTCTGATTCCACTGGAAAATACCCCACAGACTGTTGGCTGTGTCTAACCAGTATGTACCGTTATCAGGACTGCCAGTGGGACGTGTTAGACTTGCTGTGAGTGCAGCCAAGTCAATGTCTGCACGCTGTATATAAGCACGGTTGGTTATGCCCAGGGCACTATAGGCGGCCAACAGACCATATTCGTTGAGCTCGTAGCCGTTGATAGGGGTTCCTGCTGTGGTCTTGTAAAAGAAAGGTACACCAAAAGTGTTGGCCAGATCGCGTTGGCTGTCGATCAGGTATATTCTATTGGCATTGGCAGCCAAGGTGCCAGCGGCTACGCCCACACCTGCACCAGAAACCTTGTTCTGTGCGGTGGCCAATAAGATGTAAGGGACCGAGTTTGTAGCGGCAGGAATATATTGACTTTCGTCAATGACTGTGACTTCTACGCCTGGTGATATAAGTGCCATGGTAAATCCTTTTTTCTAGTTATTGATATTTATAGAAAAAGTAAAAAACTTGGGTATATAGAGTCCCTACTTAGTAGGTTTTGTGCATAAATACAGCATGAGACCCATGTGTTTGGCCTGCAATCAACGTCCTAGAGCTGTGGCCTATCACAAAGATCATTGCATACAATATCGTAGATTGTGTGAATACTGTATCAAGCGAGGACGCAAAGTCCGGCCGCCAGAACCTAGATGGCGATCTGCTGGTTACAAGAAAAAAATTGCTTGTGATCGGTGTGGATTTAGAAGTCGATATGCCAGCCAGCTAGTGGTATATCATGTAGATGGTAATCAACACAATACTAGTTTGCGTAATCTAAAAACTGTATGCTTGAACTGCGTGGAAGAAATCAAACGCCTGGATCGCCCTTGGACGCCAGGAGATCTTGAACCAGATCGTTGACCTGTCTGTACAAATGATCCATGGTGGAGTTGTTGTCTATGACAGCATCAAAATCTGTGCCAATCCAGGCAGTTTCCGAAGCATGTATGTTGTATTTTTCCAAGGCTATTTTTGCCGTGGTCCAGGTCATATTGTGCGGTCCAGAATTCACTGTTTCTGCCAAGTGATACCATGCTGGATCCGGACCGCGATGTACTCTGATCACTGTGCCGCCAGCACGCTTGATCGCGGCTATTTCGTTGGGAAACCTACAGTCACTAATGACCACATCGTCGGTGGTTTTGCGCAGTTTATTTTCCAGGCTGGCTATCCAGGTATCGTCATGAAACCCTCTGCGCACAACTTCGGTGCCCCAATACTGTAGCACCCATCTAGGAGTCAGATCGGGCATGTCCAGGCGGTCTGCCCACCAGGTATCTACCTGTTCGCGCCACTCTCTGCTGTGACGGGTGCGTCCTTCTAACAGTTCACGATCCCAGCCAAACACTGAACTCACAGCATCTTTAAGAGTGTTGGCAAAACTTTCTCGTCGGAATTGGTGAATGTTTACCAGGTAGTCTGCTATGGTATCTTTGCCAGCGCCTATGAGTCCGCATACTCCAATAATCATTGTGCAATTCTCCTTGTTTGATGAATTCTGGCCATGTACTCGTCATATATTATATCTCTACTGAAAATATAAAATTCCATCTGTTGTTGTGGTATGTTGGCATTGCTAAAAAAATCACATAATTTTTTTTGATTAGATTCTCCTAATTCTAAAAAACGTCGACGATTATGTTCTACATCTGCAAGCATGACTTGATCATGCTTGGTTGATGTCAACAGATGTTTAACATTTTCTACCACGGCATCAAGCCGTTGTTCTGATTTTGAGATTTTATCATAATCGAGTAGCTCGAGATAGTTTTCAAAAGTGCGGAATCCCATCTGTTGCAATCTTTGACATGTGCCTCTGTCTCCTGCCATGACAAATGGGTGATTGTTAGCTATTGTAATCCAGGTTTTTTCAGTGATCCAGGGTTTTGGATGTTCCATTCCAGTTTCTGCGATCACTCTAAATCGAGTGCGTTGAAAAAGATCATGCTCAAAAGGTATACCTCCATAGTGAAGATCCATGTTTGGATTTTGTACAACTTGTATTTGATCTGGATTACTGGCAAATTGCGTCACAAACAGTTCAAAATCTCTGTAATCTAGCTCAGGCACATGTTCATAGGCCGATTGTTTGTTCTCATTGTTCACAAACAAAGACCATATGGCATGTGGCAACAAATTTTGTTTGTGTAATTTCCAAAGTAATCTTATGCGATTTATTTTGTTTGGCTTGCCTGTTAAAAAAAGAAATTGTTTGGCGTCAGGATTCCATTGCATATTCACCGAATTGTTTTTTTTCAGTTCTAGTTCGCTGTAGGTTCGCCATAAAAAGTAATCAACATATATAACATCGCAAAGCAATTGTTCGAGTTCCTCTGCCCAGTGGTTCATGTAGCTGTTGAGCAACAAGGTGACTTTGATATCATATCTAGCAAATTGTTCAACAGTATATTTTACATTTGTAGATAGAGAACCAGCTTCGGTCAATGATGTAAACACCACGTGCAGTTTCTCACCAGGGCGGACCATTGTTGCATGATTTTTGACATATTGATTTATAGATTCTATGTCCATAGATTGCAAAGCATCTAAAGTGTTGAGTGTGCCAAAATTCTGTAACCGTTGTGCTGGAACAGTGATCATCTTAGTTCTTTTACATTAAGATGTCGAAATGTGGCCTGCAACATGTCAATCTGTCTACGACAATCTTCCAGTGCATGATGACTAGTGGGTGGCTTAGGCAAGCCAGGCCATAATGAAAATACAGTTCTGCTGTCTCTTACGGAATAAAACTGCCAAGGAAGTGCTTTACCGTAACTCTTGTAGGCATGCTCCAGGATATTCATGTCATAGGTTGGTCCTTGGGCCCAAACTCGTTTGGCGTGCCAGATTAGTTTGCCTAAACTATCTAATGCTACATCTAAAGGAATACGACCTTCTTCCATAAAAGCTTCATCCTTGGCCGCAGAAGGTTGCGTTGCCCACCACTCTAGTGTGCCTTGATCAATGCTTCTATCGGGTTGACTTTCCAATGTTATTCTAGCGTAGTATTGTTGATCATAATACCCCGTACCAAATGGATCAAATGCCTGAGCGGCAATGGTCAGTATAGTAGTATCGGGTCCAGTTGCTAACCCCTCAAGATCAATCATTAAGTCCATGCTAATAGTATAGCATGAGTTTAGAAATAAAGCTAGGATCTATTAACCGATTACAAAGGTGATGGGCTGGCTGCCATCCACATAGTTCTTGAGTTGTTCGATCAGGCTGTCCATTTGTGCCTGTGCTTCAGTTTTGAGAGCAGTGCCATTGAGCTGACTGCCACCTTGTGGTCCTGCATACTGTCCAAATTTTTCTCTTGCTTCACCAATGATCATCTTCGAGGCTGCTACCATGTAGTCACGTATCCATTGTTGTATCTGGAAGTCCTGTAACAAGTTGAATTCAGGCTTGAGATTGTAGGTCCATAACAGCACATTCTCTCCGGTGCCTTTGGGATCGCGGATCAATTGAAGTTTCTTGGTCACAGGATTCCAGGTATAGTTCATGTAGGCGCCAAACATGCGTCCGGCCAGTTCCACATATTGACTGTAGAAATCGTATGTAGCAAGTCCTCCGGCCACGTTGAAGTTCATGAGATACACGTTCATGCTGGCCTGGCTGAATGGATCAAAGTTGCTGGCAAAGGGTCCTGTACTATCGCCAAAGGTTCTACGGAAGATTTGTCGTACAGTTATGACTTCCTGTGGCAGGTCGTAGATGTTGACATTGGCCACCAGTTCCATGAAGGTATAGCTTTCTTCATAAGCATTTTGTGCTCTTTGACGATACACCCCAATGGTTCTCTGATAGGCTGCATCGTAGTGTTCTGCATCCAGCTCAAGATCTACGATCTGATCACCCAAGGTCAGTCTGACATAGTCAAACAGTTGTTGTTTTAGGGTTTCTAAGCTGGATTGATTTTCTAAGGCCATGTAGGGAACTCCGTTCCCTTGTATTTACCAGGCCTTGAGTATGATCAGATTCTCGTTGCCACGTCCGTTGAACTTGGTTTCTGTGGCTCGGATATCTTTAAACACCTTGCGAGCCGCAGGTTTTCCGCCCGACATGAGTTCTTTTAACTGCTCTGCAGGCTTGCGTAGAGTTTTTTGTACAGTTTGCATGGTGTCAAAGCCCACGACAGCTGATCCTTTGACACTAAATGTGCCAAGATGAGCGTCGGCCATGACATGGATCAACTTGCGTTTTTTGGTATCATACAACCAAGCTTCGCCAGCACCCACCAATTGAGCTGGTGCGATACTGGTCAGTTTAAGTTCAGCAAAATCTTTGAGGTATTTGAACTTGGCGCTGAGCTTTTCTGGGCTAACTGCTTTCTTGGCTCTTGGCTTGCGTTCTACTTTCTTGATCTGCACATAGTTGCCACAATCTGCTATGACCTGCTCAATGAATTTGATGCACTGCTTGATCTGATTTTTGTTGAGGTGGCTGTAGCCTTCTGCTAGGTCCGCATCGGTTCCTTCCAACACTTGTTCAAACTCGGCCAACTTTGTTTTCCACACATCGGCAATGGTGCCCACCATGTTGGGGCTGATGTTCATGCCACGGATCTGTGCGATGGGTTTCCAATCTGCCGTCATCCGGGCGCCGGCCGAGATAAAGTCATCAAACATGCCTTCTAGTTCGCCGGCACATTCACTCACTTTCTCACGCAGGTGATCTTGGATGGTAAGTTTTGCCACGGCCACTTCGGCTTCGTCAATGACCTTTTTGACTTCTTGTTTGATTTTTAGCATAGTGGCGATCTGCTCGTCAACGATGCACTGTTCATGCTCGTTGAGCGTCAGGCCCATCAAGGTCATCCTGCATACCCAGGCCGGTGTAAGTCGAATCTGGCTGTCCGGAATGCCACGCATGAGTTTGGCATCCTTGCTTCTATGATTGACGTCCAGGTACTGACACAGCATGTCCTTGGCATCTTTTTTGCCATAGTGATAGTTGTACCAGGCAAAGGCCTTGCTGAAGGCACTGATGCGATTTTCTTCTGTGGGCTGGAATTTCCAGTCAGGCTCGTGTCCAACATATTTGGTTTCTGCGCCTTTGGGATTCAAGGGCTTGATCACAGTTGCGGCTCGTGCGTTCATGGGTTCTCCTGAGTTTATTAGAATATTATAGCACCAGAGCCATTTTTGGTCAACCGTTTAACAATGCCGCAAATGTTAGGTGTTGCTCCAGGTTGGTGATCAGGGCCTGAGCCTGCTGGACCAATTCTCGGTAGTGTAGCGTTTCTCTGTGCAGTCTACGGCACTCCACACTTTCGCGGCTGGCAGCATTTACAGCCACATCAATGTTTTTGAGCATTTTCATCAAATCTCGGCGTGCCACTTTGTTGCGGATCTGTGGTATTTGGCGCTCAATTTGTCCCAGGCGGTCTAGCAGTTCATCCATGTAGTTAATTATAACTGCTTTGGAGTTGCAAGTCAATTTGACCCATAAATACAAGACTATGCCGCGACTCAGCCTTTATCGCCCCAACAGGACCTATGATTACCAGTATCTTGACCGCAACATCAGCGAAATGTTCACTGTGGGCGGCATTGATATCTTGGTGCACAAATATCTGGGCCCACAACTGAATCCGGATCAGACCAACTCACCGGGTGACGTTACTATACCTACCTATGGCGCAGAAAGTCCTTTGTTCATAGAAGATCTGCTGTTGTTGGAAAATCGTGACCGAGTGTATGACCCAGACATATTTGTCATGCGTGGTGTTTATAGAACGCAGGACATAGATTTTGATCTCACCCAATTTGGATTATTTTTAAATGGTGATACCTTGTTTATCACCTTCCACTACAATGACATGATTGACACCTTGGGTCGCAAACTCATGGTAGGTGATGTGATCGAGGTGCCCAATCTCAAAGACTATCATCCCTTGGACCGTTCCATTCCTTTGCCCTTGCCCAGATACTATGTGATACAGGATGGCAACTATGCGTCGGAAGGATTTAGCCAAACCTGGCAGCCACATCTGTGGCGCATCAAGGCCACACCCATGGTCAATGCGCAAGAATACAGCCAGATCATCAACCAGCCGTTTATGCCAGAAAACATCTGGGATCCGGGAAATTTTTATCCTTCTGGTGAAATAGTCAACAACGGTAACACCTATTATCAGGCCAATGGCAATGTTCCGCCCGGAACTGCTATCGATGCTGTAAATCCCAACACAGGACAACCTTACTGGACCTTGATAGAAAATCCTGCCACCGTAGGCGACAGGATGAGCACCAGGCCCAAAGATCTGGCCATCAATGATGCTCTATTGCTTCAAGCACAGGCCGATGTGCCACTCAGTGGCTATGATGTTACCAAATTCTACATCCTGCCCACCCAGGACGGACAGCCAGCTGGTGCAGGACTCACAGCCGATGACACTTATCCCACAGTGGATGGCACGCAAGGCGGAGACGGTATCACGCCCAAGAGCTTTGGTTATACCATGGGCTATCTTACCGGAGATCAGTATGCGCCCAATGGCCTGCCGGTCACACCAGGCGTGAGCTTTCCGCTGAATCCTGTGAGTGGTGACTATGCCCTGAGGCTGGATTATTTTCCCAATCGCTTGTTTAGATTCAATGGCAGGTCCTGGGTCAAGATTGAAGACAATGTCAGGACTGATCTTGACTTGGCAGCAGGCGCACTCACACAGCGAGCCAGTTTTGTCAACAACACCTACACCGTGCCCACCACAGACCTGGGCAACATACCCAGCCGTCAGAGTCTCAGTGAAATACTCAAACCACTGGCCGACAACGGTGACCAAGGTGGTAACTTGCCACCCAACCCAAGACCCCCAGGACGATAATGGCCCAATTTTTTTATGATGCCCAAATACGCAGATTCTTGTTGCAGTTTGCCAGGATCTTTTCAAACTTTGAAGTGGCATATGGCCGCAACGAAGCCGGTATCAACGACACCCTGGTGCGTGTGCCAGTGCGCTACGGTGATTCCAGCCGCCAGGCCCAGACCATCATACAGGAAAATTCAGCCAACAACTTGCCATCAACACCCTTGATGACCTTTTATATCACAGCCTTGGAGTATGATCGTCCCAGGATGCAAGAGCCCTACTTTGTCAGCAACATACAGGTTAGACAAAGGACCTATGATTCTGCGACCGACACCTATGAAACCACACAAGGCAATGCTTTTACCATAGAACGGCTCATGCCAGTGCCTTACAAACTGACCATAAATCTGGATATCTGGACCTCAAACACCAATCAGAAAATGCAGATCTTGGAACAGATAGTGGTCCTGTTCAATCCAGCTTTGGAGATACAAAGCACCGATAACTACATAGACTGGACCAGCCTGACTGTGTGCAACCTAGAACGTGTGAACTGGAGCAGTCGCACCATTCCCATCAATGCTGAAAATCCCATTGACGTGGCCACGCTGACATTCAGCATACCCATCTGGATCAGCAGTCCGGCCAAGGTCAAGAAACTGGGTGTGATCGAGCGCATAGTGGCCAGTGTGTTTGATGCCAACGGCGATGCATCCAATGCCATACTAGACAATGACTTGTTGCTGGGCACACGTCAGGTGTTTACTCCCTTCAACTATCAGGCCTTGCTAGTGGGTGGCAAACTTCAGGCCCTACGACCACCGCAGGTCATAGACGAGCCCAACACCAGCTTGACTCCGCCAGACTCTCCGCCCAGCAACTTGTTGTGGTCAGCTGTGGTAGGACAATATGGCGTGTTGCGTCCAGGCATCAGCTACATCAAGCTGGAACAAGAAGACGGCACAGATGTCATAGGCACCGTGGCATTTGATCCCACTGACGACAGATTCCTGCTATTCACTATAGATCCAGACACAGTGCCGGCTAATACCCTGGAAGCAGTGGATGCCGTGATTGATCCTTTGCGAAGCGGCCCTGGAGCTGGACTAGACCCTGCGGCAGTAGGACAACGATATCTTTTTACCGAGGCCACTGGCAGTTTTGATGATGGCAACGCCGAAGCCTGGGCAGGGGTCAACGGACAACCTTTGGTAGCACAGGCCAACGACATAGTAGAATACGACGGCTCACGGTGGCAGATTTCTTTTGACAGCGCCTCAAGTCCAGATAATATACAGTATGTCACAAATGTCACCACAGAAATACAATATCGCTGGACTGGCTCGGCCTGGATCAAATCATATCAGGGACTTTATCCCGGAGGCACATGGAGCCTAGTATTGTAAACGCTGTAGGAGTTTGGTTCTATGCTGTAGATACTGGCCGCTATCTGTATCTCATGAGAAACGATCCAAAACATCCAGGGTCATGGGGTCTGCCTGGCGGTAGGATAGAAGCCGGCGAAAGCCTACGTGATGCCATGTTCAGAGAGTGCCGAGAAGAACTGGGCTTTGTGCCTGACTTCATGCGCCTGATACCCATTGAAAAATTCACCACAGTCGACGGAGTATTTGCCTATCATACTTTTTATTGCAGCGTGGAACAAGAGTTTGTGCCTGAACTCAATCATGAACACCTGGGTTATGCCTGGATTGATTCAGGAACCTGGCCCAGACCCATGCATCCAGGACTTTGGTCAACTGTGAATTTTGAAGCAGTTCAAAGCAAGATACAGATCATTGAGGCCACGGTTCAAACATCGCAGTAGCCAATGAAATCTCTATAAGTCATAGCCTGGGCATTGGCAGGTTCCAACCAAGAATCATACATGTTGGTAGGTTCGCCAACAAAATAGAATCGCACGCCGGGATAGGCATCAATCACGTTACTGACCTGCTGATGCCACGTGGCATTCTCTACAGGTGTTTCCTGATTGTAGCCCAGTAAAAATATTTCTTGATGCCCATCAAAGGCAGCCAGATAAGGCAAAATGGCTATGTCCAACAAGCCAGGCGCCATGGGAATCAGATAAAATTCTCCTGGCATGGCAATACACTGTCGGGCTGTGGTATACACGATGTTTTTTTCTGCGTAGCCTGATTCTTTCAAGGTTGCAAGTTGGGTGGCACGTGTTTCCACAGCAAAGTCCAGGCGCATGGCACTTGCTATGTCACCAACACCGTAGGTCTGTAATTTTTTTGAACCCAACAAGCCGCCACGGTGTCGTTGCAACCTGACATGGTCAAAACGATCTGCGTCAAATGCAGATCCAATACAGGCCGCACGACCACTTATGTGATGGTTTTCAATGGGATTGGCGATCCACTCTCGTGTTTGGGTTTTGCGACCCGCTGACCACCGGGTTTCTACCACCACAAATTCGCCAGCATAGTCCGATCTATATCGGGCCTGCATTAGAACCTGCCTACAGCTACTTCTATTCGACCAATTTCTTGGCTGTCGTAATCTTCCAAGGCCTTGCCAAGGATGCATCCTGGTTCATATTTGGTCATGTCTAAAACCGTGGCCACACCAGAGATGTCGCTGGCTACCAATCTGTCACCTTTGCTGATTGTGCCTACCACGTAACAGGGCACACGACCAGTCAAGGCCACTGGAGCTTTGAACTCAGCCTGCAGAGCAGAATTCATCAGATAGCTAGGACTAGAAGAAACTATGCCGGCCACTCGAGTACTGTGACTGCTAATGGATTTTTGTATTTCATAAGCACCACCAAATTCAACCACTTGACCGGCATCAAGTTGTTTGTCGGCCTGGTACATTTCGGCCAAGTCAGCGTATTGTGCTGATGTGGCCTTGGCAAATATGGTGTTGAATACTGCACCACTGGCTCCGATGTTGCCTGTGCCACTGGCCTGGCCATTTCTGATATCGGTGTTGACTATCACTATACCAGTTCCATTGGGAGCCAAGGTAATATTACCGTTGCTGGTGGTAGTTACAGTCAGTGGGCCAGTGTCAACAATGTTACCAGTGATACTGATATCTCCTGCTGTGGTAATTGCTCCAGAGGCACTAACAACACCAGTTACAAACTGTCCTGTTGTGGCCACAACAACCACGTTGGCTGTGCCACCAATGCCCGTGGCCACGTTGCCACCCGAGCTGACTACTCTTACGTTGCTGGTTCCACTTTGGATGCTTGTGGCGTCAATGCCGGTGAGCTGGCTACCATTTCCAAGAATAAAACTACCTGTGATGTTGCCAGTGGCCGAGACTCGGCCACCTGTTAAAACGTTGCCACCAGTGACGTTTCCAGCAGTGCTGAGAGATGCTGGCGCAAAACTGCCCACAATCAATGATCCGCTGGCAATTACGTTGCCGCCGGTGATGTTGCCCGACGCTGATATGCCAGTTGTGCCGTCTAGTGCTAGTGCCATGTTGCGTTCCTTTTATCCTATATTTAGTTGTCAAATTCAGTTTAATCAAGCTTCTGCATACACATACAGTGTGCTGCTATCGGGCACTGTGATATTGTAGGCGTTGCCCAGAACCACTGGGCCAATCAACAAAGCATTGACAGCAGGAGCCACAGTCACGTTGGCTTCTAAAGATTTGGGTCCAGCAAATGTGCCGTACATGGTGAAACTGCCCAGATTGATAACAACCGTGTTGGACTGTCCAGCCACGCTCATGGCTATGTTGCCCGACGCCACGGGAATTGAAATGCTGGTTGCACCGTTGCTGATACCGTTGCTGGAACCGGCACTTAGGCCAGTTAAAAACGCACCGTTTCCTACAAAGAAGTTGCCGGTCACGTTACCAGTAGCGCTTACTTGGCCCACTGTGAGTATGTTACCGCCGGTGACATTGCCTGTGGCACTAAATGCTCCGCCGTATGTTAATGGCCCTGATCCTGCACGACCCAACTGTATGCCATCGGCATTGCCAAATACTATGTATGCATTGGCGGCATTTTGCTGGCCTCGAATACTTAGAGTATCTGCCACGTTAATATCGCCAAGCCAGGTGTCATCACCTACTTTGAAGTTGGTGCCACCACCGTTGTTGGTAGCGGCAACGGAGTTAGCAACAAGACCTGCTGTGGTAAATGTGGCCACGTTGCTGGTTCCACCAATGCCCACTGTGACATTACCACCCGATGACACCACTGTGACATTACTAGTACCATTGTTGATGTTAGACGAGGAGGTAATCACACCAGTGAGCAATGCACCATTGCCTAATATATAATTTCCTGTGACATTGCCAGTGGCACTGACCAGTCCGCCAGTTAGCACATTACCGCCAGTAATGTTAGCTGCTGATGTTATTGTTGATGTGGCACTTACCAGTCCAGCGGTCAAGATGTTTCCACCCGTGACATTGCCTGTAGCTGTGATCAGTCCAGCAGTTATTAAATTACCACCTGTGATATTACCACTGGCGCTGGTCACGCCACTGACAAAAGCACCGGTGTTGCTGACTGTGAGCACATTGGCTGTGCCGGCACTGCTTATGGTGACATTGGCATTTGAGTTGACCACCACATTTGATGTGCCACCCGATATGGAGTTGGCCATGTAGTTTTGTGTAAAGGTCAGGGCCGTGGTATTGATCGTAATAGGATCATCAGTGATCAGTTTCCACTGTGTGTCGGCATAGACGGTGCCTTCGGTGACCATGACGATCATGCCGGCTTCAATTTCACCGTTTTCGTTGCCGTCACTGGTTCTGGCCCAGGTGCCATTGGCGCCCGACCCTAGGGTGGTCACCAAATAAAGTCCATTTTGGTTGCCTGTGGTTTGTCCGGTGACCAGCACACGATCGCCCAGGCTCAGGGTAACTCCATCAACCAGGTTAGGTGCTCCGCCAGTCAAGGTGATGTTGGTGGTGGTTACAACTCGCGTACTTTGTTTGTAATCTAAGTTGAATATCTGCGCGGCACGCGGTTTGGTTAAGCCCATGGTCTGTCCTGATTTATCACATATTTAGCCAAAAAAATAGGACTGTGACCAGTCCTATTTTTCACAACTTTGAGCTGTTAAACGCGGCCAACCACTACTTCTATGACTGCATCGCCTTCGCTGTCAGCTAGAGCTTTACCAATCACTGTTCCTACCGCTGGGTTAGCTTCAGCTCTTGCGGTTCCGTTACCTGCTGAAACCATCATATCGCCCTTGCGCACTGTGCCTGTGACCTTGGTGGGCACACGACCTGTAAGTGCTACCATGGCAGTGTGAGCACTAACTAAACCATCGTTCATCCTGTAGCTGGGATTGGTTGAAACCACACCTGCTACTCTTGCACATGCATCGTTCGAGCAAATTGTAACTTCTGCTGAACCGCCAAACATCACAACGGTGCCAGGTGCATATTCTGCATCTGCAGTGTATTTCTCTGCCAAGTCAGCGTATTGTGCTGAAGTTGCTTTGGCAAATACAGTGTTGAAGTAACCGGTAGCATTACCAATGTTACCTACACCATTGGCTTGACCGTTGAGTATGTCTTTACTGGCTATGATAACACCTGTACCATTGGGCGACAATGTGATATTGCCGTTGCTGCCGGTGCTGATGGTCAATGCGGCAGCATCCACGATGTTGCCAGTTATACTGATATCTCCGCCTGTAGTGATTGAGCCAGAGGCACTGATAACACCTGTGACAAACACACCAGTGGTAGCAAACACAGCCACGTTAGACGTCCCACCTACTGTGACGTTGGCATTGCCGTTGGCTGTTTGAATGTCTATCTGTGTGTTGCCGTTTTGGATACGATCACCCAAGATGTTACCACTGAGTGTGGCGTTGCCAGACACTGTTAAGTTGCCCACAATGTCTACCAAGCCAGGGCTGATAGTCATCACTGTTGTGCCAGCTACGTTGCCACGTATGTTGCCACCACTGCTGACAATTGACATGTTTGACGTGCCACTGGTGATAGCAGTGCTGTTGATATTTCCACCAAGAATTGTTCCGCTGACACTGAGGTCGCCGGTGACATTGGTTTGTGCAGAAGTAGCACTGACTGCGATAACTGCGTTGCCACTGCTGTTGGCAATACTGGTAACTGAAGTGGTGGTGGTGATCTGGCGCACATCAATCACGTCACCAGCAGCCGGAGCTTCTGTGAATGTGAGCACACAGGTTGGATTGGTACCTGCCACCGAGTAGGCCAAGGTTGGAATCTGTACCACACCGTTGATAGACACGATACAGCTATTTGTGGTCTGTGTGCTGCCTAGCGTAAATGCCACCGTCAATCCATCGCCGGCAAACTGTTCGTCGGCTATGACTGTAAACACTGGAACACCCACTGAGGTCCAGGCACTGTTGTCATAGACTTCCAAGGCATTGCTGGTGGTGTTGAAACGCAACATGCCTGTGACCCCAGTACCAGGACGTTGTGCTGTGTTGCCCACTGGCGTCTTGATTGAGGTAGTAGTAGCAAAGTTTACAATGGCATTGGTGACCTGTGTGCTGGCACCAAAGCTGGCTGTGCCTGTGCCGGCATCCACGTAGAACACATTGGCCAAGGTATCGCCATCCACTGCAAAGTCAGTGTCAATGTCTGAACCGTTGATAGTGATCCTGCCTGCGGCTGGACCGTCAATGAAGCCCGAAGTCAAGATCAAATTGGCACCTGTGATGTTGCCAGTGGCAGTGATCAAGCCTGCGGTATTGACATTGCCACCAGTGACATTGCCAGTGGCAGTGATCAAGCCTGCGGTATTGACATTGCCACCAGTGACATTGGCAGCAGAAGTGATAGTGCTAGTGGCACTAATAAGACCTGCTGTCAAGATGTTTCCACCAGTGATGTTGGCAGTAGCACTCACTGAACCACCTGTGAACAGGTTGGCTCCGTTGATGTTGCCGTTGGCTGTCAATACATTGCCAACCTTGTTGAACGTGAATCCTGCGCTGGCTCCCAGGATATCTCCGGTATCGTTGAACTGGACCTGGGTGTTTGCGCCCGCGGCATCAATGTTACCTGCAATGTTACCAAAGAAGTTTGCGGCATAAACGTTGCCTGTGCCAGACACTATGCCCGATCCATACAGGATGTTGCCGCCGGTGACATTGCCTGTGGTGGTAAATCCACCGCTGGTTACAGCACCAGTTGAGCTGATCAATCCGCCTGTGAGCAAGTTGCCACCGGTAATGTTGCCCGTGGCAGTAATCAGGCCTGCTGTGGTGACGTTTGCACCAGAGATGTTGGAAGCTGAAGTGATGATTCCAGTGGCACTTACCAGTCCAGCGGTCAAGATGTTTCCACCAGTGATGTTGCCAGTGGCTGTGACTACTCCGCCAGTTAGGATGTTGCCATGTATGCCATTGCCGGTTGAACTCATAATGCCAGCAGTCAAGATGTTACCACCAGTGACGTTGCCGGTGGCAGTTACCACGCCAGCTGTGTTGACGTTGCCACCCACCAAGTTACCTGTAGCAGTGACAAAACCACCTGTGATCAGATTTGCACCTTGGATGTTGCCAGTGGCACTCAAACTTGTGCCAGTGGCAGCACCAATGTTGGGTGTTGTTAAATTAGCACCGGCTTTGACTGAGATATTGCCACCGCCATCAAAGGCTGTGGTGTTGTTATCGACCTTGGCTGAAAATACTGTGCCCGTTAAACTGATACCAGCACTTGTGTTGGCTGTGTAGACCTGGCTCTGGCTGAACTGAGCAAATTGTATATTGCTGGTGCCAAATGTGATTGTGCCTACTGGTGCACTGACAATGTAAGCACTGCCCAAGTTGACATTGCCCGAACTCACAAAGAAATAGTCATTGAGTCCCAGGGCGCTGGTATTACCAGCACCGTAGGTGTCAGCATCTGTGGCTCGCACAATGTTTGTGGCATTGGCCCAGGTGTAAACGCCGTTGAATACCGCATTGGCCTCGTTCTTGATCAAGATTCTTGTGCCCAGGGTTTGAACGTTGGCTGTGTCGATGAGATTGAACGAACCTGTGGTGGTCAACAACGCACCAACGCCGTTGGCCGCACCGTTGGGTTGGGTATAGGTGATTGTGCCACCTGTGGTAGTGGCCATGTTGGCTGTGGAAGCTGCTAACACCGGTTGATGGTATGAAATTGCAGTAGACACTGCATTATCCACGTAGATCTTGGTGGCCGCGTCTTGATTTTGTACCGGATTGATCACATTATTGATATATCTGGTACCCACGTTGACGTTGCCAGCTGGACTGAGATTTAGATCTCCGGTGGCTGTGCTGATGGTCAAAGCATTTGAGTCAACAATGTTGCCACCAAGATTTAGATTGCCTGCTGTGTTGATGTTTCCGGTGGCACTGACAGTGCCTGCTGTGGCCACGTTGCCGCTGGTGGCCAGCCCTGCGGCTGAAATCAATCCGCTGGTTAAAATATTACCGCCAGTGATGTTGCCTGTGGCTGTGACTTGGCCTGCAGTGTTGATGTTGCCGCCCGTGATGTTGGCTGCTGATGTGATTGTTCCTGTGGCTGAAATAAGGCCACCAGTCAATATGTTACCACCTGTGACGTTGCCTGTGGCTGTGATTAGACCTGCAGTGTTGATGTTGCCGCCAGTGACGTTGCCTGTGGCTGTCACTAGTCCAGCTGTGGTGACGTTAGCACCAATAATGTTGGCAGCACTGGTTATTGTGCCTGTGGCTGTGATCAAACCAGCAGTGAGTAAGTTGCCACCAGTGACGTTGGCAGCTGATGTGATTGTTCCTGTGGCTGAAACAAGACCACCGGTCAGGACATTGCCACCTGTGATGTTGCCGCTGACACTGTTTACTCCAGTGACAAACACACCTGTAGAAGCAAACACTGCCACGTTGCTGGTGCCACTTACACCCACTGTGATGTTGGCATTGACCGCGGCATTGATGTTGCTGGTGCCGTTGCTGACTGGGAATCCAGCACTTGTGGCTATCACGCCTGTGAGCTGGCTACCGTTACCAATGAAGAAACTGCTAGGATTGGCTATGATATTACCTGCGGCGCTGATCAATCCGCCTGTGAGCAAGTTGCCACCGGTGACATTGCCTGCTGTAGTGACGTTGCCACCAGTGATGTTGCCAGTGGCTGTGACTACTCCGCCTGTTAGTATGTTGCCATGTATGCCATTGCCGGTACTGCTCATTATGCCAGCAGTTAGGACATTGCCACCTGTGATGTTGGCCGCTGATGTTATGGTCGAAGTGGCACTGATCAAGCCCGGGGTCAGTAGATTTCCACCGGTAATATTGCCAGTGACATTGAGCGAGCTGTTGAGTATGTTGCCAGTCAAGCTGAGATTGCCAATTTGCAAATTGGCATAGCTGGTTATGGTAATCGTGGTGTTGCTTTCTCCGGTGCTGGTAAACGCTGTTACAAACTGTCCGGCGCTTTCGTCCCAGACAAATGCTATGTTGCTTTGATTGCCGCGGAAACCCAAGTAACCAATGTCCACAGCCGGAGCACCCGAAGTCTGAGTAGAAGCTAAAACTATGATCGGATCTTCAATGGTGGTTATGGTGGTGTCAATAGCAGTGCTGTTGCCCTGCACTGTGAGGTTACCAGTGACTGTAAGGTCTGATCCATACACCAAGCTGTTGGCTATTTTGCCGGCTGTGATGGAATAATCTTGTAATTTGGTACCTGCGTTGATACCAACTTGTGTGTTACCTGCTGAGCTATCAGTGACCTGATTATTCTTAATTCTTGTAACTGGCATTTTTATCTCCGGTTGCCGTTTTGTACCATATTTGTTGCTCTGAGCAACAAATTAATTTGCTTGGCCGTGACAATTCACAGGCTATGATGTATTTACCAGGGCCAGGAGATTTTGGGTATTGCAACACGTGTTTTGGAAGATATTCGCTCAGGAGCGACGGTGTTGCTGGACAGACAGCAGTGGTCTATTGGAAGGATACTGTATTTATTTCTGGGACAAAAATCCAGACATTTGCCCGGCTTTTTTACAGGAATCTAATGTCTATGACGTCACCTGCAGCCGGAGCTTCTGTGAACACCAAGCTGTTGCCGGGGCTGGGCACCACTGCATAGGCCGTGGTGGGCAACTGTACCACACCATTGAGCATGATCAGGGCTGCTGCCGTGGTCGTGGTGCGATTTAATGCAAACGTGTCTGTGGAGCCATCACCATTTTCAGTCTGATTGGTCACTGCTACCTGATCCCATTCAGTGCCATCGTAGACTTCAATCCTGGCCACATCTGTGTTGAAACGCACAGTGCCTGTGACATTGCCTGTGGCCAGACGCTGTGCTGTATTGCCCGATGGCAACACCAACCCATAAGTGCCAGCAATCTGTACAAACGCACTGCCCGTGGCTGCCAGCGTGATATTGCCAGTGGCCAGGCTGGTGCTGATGGTGGTGTTTGAAAAGGTAAGATTTCCTGCGTTTCCAATATTACCAATCGAATTATCTACGTAAAATTTAGTGGCAGCATCTGTGTTGGCCACTGGTCCTGCCAAGTTTGCTATGTTTACATTGCCAGCATCTATGTTGCCCGTGGCTGGAATCACTATGTTGCCAACCAACACATTGGCAGCTGAAGTTATGCTAGAAGTTGCACTGATCAGTCCCACTGTGAGTATGTTACCACCAATCACATTGCCAGTGGCTGTGACCACCCCGGCAGTTGTTATGTTGCCACCTGTGACATTACCGGTAGCTGTGATCAATCCTGCTGTGCTGACATTGCCACCCAAGACGTTTCCTGTGGCAGTGATCACGCCAACCGTAGTAATGTTACCACCAATGATGTTGCCTGTTGCGCTTACTGTGCCCACGTTTGCGATCAGCACATTGCCCACCAGCACATTGCCTGTTACATCCAGTCGAGCTAAGGGTGCCAGTGTGCCAATACCTACGTTGGCGTTGGCTATGGACAGATCTATGTTATCCCGCTGGAGAACGTTTGCTAAAATCTGCCCTTGTACGTAATTAACTGCCATAGATTATCCCTGTCGTGGGGTATTTAGCTGATTAGGTTTCGCTGTGTATTACGTTTATGACCGTGCCGTTGGGCGGCGCTGAAGTAAAGGTTATGTTTAGGCCACCATCCACGGTATAAGACGTAGCGGGATCTTGATAGATTGATCCTATAAACACTATGATCTGTGTGGCTGAAGCCTCGGCTATACTCATGACAAACACCGTGGTGCTGCCGTCGGCATTGAAACTGTCCACGGTGTAGCTGATGGCTCCAGCAGCGCTGAGTGCAGCCCATACGCTGCCATCGTAGAATTCCACCGACGCCGAGTCAGTGTTGTAGCGTATCATGCCAAAGGTAGGATATTCTGGGCGATCAAGGGCCGAGCCCACTGGCAGTCGCACTCCGGTGCTGCCGCTTTGCAGGCGGCGATTTTTTACATAATATCCCATTAGATCGTGGTAAAACTGGTGACCGTGGTCACTGTGTTGGCATTGGCTATCACGCTGACAAAATCGCCGTTGTTCAAAAGCAGTTTTTCACCGCCAGCATACAACTGATATGTTTCAAAACCTGTGAGTTCTAGATTGGCCAAAACTATGTTGGTGTTGCCGGCAGTGCCGCCCGATGGCACAGCATATACGTTGGCTGTGCAGGTGCCACTGTTGAAGTTGCAGATACTGAGGAATGTTATGGCTGTGTTGCCCGAGCTGGTGTAAACTGTGTTGCCGGCTGTGGTCACATTGGCTACTTGGATGGTCATTGTTAGTCCTTAAAATATGATTGAAAATACTATGGCCTTGCTTTTGCTGACCAGTTCGTCGTTGGCAGCTGCGCTGGTAAAATACAGGCCTGTGCCTCCGGCACCGACCACATTGCTGTAGATGACCACGCTGTTGCTGACATTAGCCGGAGTTGCCACATTGGCCAAGGCCTGGTGTCCAGTCAAGGTCAAGCGATTGGTGTTTTTGTCAAAGGTCAGATTGGCTGAAGCTCCAAACGAGCTGGAGTCGTTGAACTGTATCTGGGTGTTGGCTCCACCCACGGTGGCATTGCCCGTGGCTATGTTGGCATAGGCTGTGTTGGGAGCGCCGTTGCCATACACGTTGGCTGAAATCTGCCAGGCATTCACATCAGCGTTGAATCTGAGTCCAGCGTAGGAGTTTGTGGTCACATTTAATCCGGTCAACAAGCCCAGATTGGCCACAGCGCCGGTGTTGTTGGCACCCACCACAATGAAATCATCCACCGTAGTCAAGTTACCGGTGTAGGTCAGGTTACCGTTGAATATGGTGTTGGCCGCGTTGATGGTGAAGATACCCACTCCGCCTTCACAGGTAAGAGTGTAATCGCCGCTGACGTCTTTGTAGCTGGTTGTCATTCACAGATCCTTTTTGTTATTTATGCGGTCCAAGAACACAGCCAAATCTAGCCTGGACAAGTTGGGCACGTCGTCAAATTGCGGAACATGTGCTGTGGTAGCACCATACACACGCATGAACCGCACCTGCCTGTGTTCCTGCATGATCTGCACCAGTTGCCGGATCCAGTTACCGGTAAAAGTTGGGGTCGACCCCCGAGGTTTGTAAAATTCCGTGCCGGCATACAGATTATTGATGGTTTTTTCCGGGCTGGGTCCCAGATCAAAGCCCAGGAGATATATGCGTCGATGCCCGTCCACAGCCGCCAATCCCGCAGCCACGGGCCCAGAGCTGAATCCAAAATAGGGTTTGGGTATCGGTTGGGCTCCCAGATCCGGCAGCGGGCGCCGAGTATAGAATCTGTGGTTTGCGCTGTAACCGCTGTGTTGTATGTGTTCGGCTATGGGTCTGTCGGTCGAGACCAGCACATCTGGAACATGTTCTCTGTGCAGGGCGTTGCAACCATAGATACGTCCGCACTGGCTCAGTGTTGTTAAACTGATATCCTTGCGGCTGACGCCGTTGCCCAATACAAAAGCTATGCTCATAAAAAAATCCCCACAATACTTATTGCAGGGATTTTGATGTTGCTATAAAAATTAAGTTTTATAGTTTTCTACAATAGCAAGGTCCAGATTGCCGGTTGCAAGTTGGCTTGTTCCTGCCCAGGTTTCAACGTCTGCACCAGACTTGGCTGTGACACCTTCGTCGCTGAAGAAGTTGTCAGCGAATGCCACGTTGTTGACCACTAGATCTGGATCCCAAACTTCGCCAGTATTGGCTCCGCCGCCTGCGCAACCGCCAGCAAAATTCTGCAAGAACTTGTTGGTAATTTTGCTGACTGCTGTTTCAGAACTGTCGTTGCTGAAATAGCTGATGCTCATGTTGCCTGCTGTGGGTGTCAAATCATTTTGTAACACACAGATGCCAACTTCTTGTGCTGTTCCATTGGTGCCACCTGCAGAGGCTGCTGTGGGAGTAAAGATTGTGCCTATGCCATAACCTTCAGGAGCGCCCATAGCTGTCCAGTTGGTGTTACCAACCACACGAATACGCAAGGCCACTGTGGGTGTGCCGCCAATTACAGCGTTGGCAGGATCAATACCAGCTGTGGTTGCGACCAAGAACTTGCGTGAACCTTTTTGACGGATAATCAATCCGGGCACTTGACCGCTGTAGCTGTTGGCGATGTTGACTTCGCACTTGATGATTGGATAGTTTGTTGTGGCCACTGTTGGAGGTTGCACACCACCAACCACACCAAGATACTCTGTGGTTGAATCCCATACATTGCTTGGCAATACAGGTGCAGTCAAATATGCCAATGCATTGAAACCAATGTCTACACCAGGATTTGCACCGGTAGTGGAATTATAAGCAGATTCCGTAATTTTTTTAATTTTGAGAGGACGTCCCATTTTGTTTTCTCCTTTAAAGAAGCCCAATGTGAGTTCTAGTCACTACGCAGGGGGTAAAGCCTGCATAAAACGCCGAATTGCGTTGACAAGTATTTATGGTCGCAACAAAAAATATGCTCTAGCACAGGTATTCTTAAATATTGCCATGAACACAGAACAATTGATTGAAGCCGGCAATGCCGCCCGTGAATGCAACGACCCCGAAGGTGCACTCAAGCACTATGCCCAGGCACTGACACAAGATAGAAACTCGGCGTCGGCCTTCAACAACTATGGCAATGTGCTGAGAGAAATGGGCGAGCCCGAAGCGGCCATACCTTTCTTGCAGAGAAGCGTGCAGTTGGCACCCACAGCAACCACACCCAACTTCAACTTGGCCGTGGCCTATCTGTTGAGCGGTGATTATGCTCGTGGTTGGCCACAGTACGAACATCGCTGGAACTTTGAACACTTGGCCGGCACCTTGCCCGGTCACAGTCAGCCACGCTGGACTGGTCAAGATCTCCGAGACAAAACCATCCTGGTCATACAGGAACAGGGTCTGGGCGACACCATACAGTTTGTGCGATTTGTTTTTGGCCTGCATAGTGCCGGAGCCCGAGTGATCCTGCAGGTCAACGACAACTTGGCGCCCTTGTTTGCAGGCAGTCCTGTGATCCACCAACTCATTGATGTCAAAGACACGCCAGCGGGCTTTGACTACTGGACTCCCATAATGAGCATACCTGGAGTGCAAGGTGTGACCTTGGACAATCTGCCGCATCAATTGCAGTATCTGGCCGCAAGAACAGATCTGGCACGTGAATGGCAAGAACGGCTGGGATTTAAAAAACGCCTGCGTGTGGGCATTTGCTGGTCGGGTCGTCCTGACTCGTGGATAAATCGCCACAAGGGCATGCCGTTTGAAGTCATGCTGGATTTAATAAAACGCAACCCCGGCTATGAGTGGATCAACCTGCAGGTAGAATGCTCAGATGAACAAGCCCAAACTTTGATCCAAAACAGGGTACAACATTTTCCTGGCCTAATAAAGAATTTTGCTGATTCAGCGGCCTTGATACATCACCTGGACGTTGTGATCACAGTAGATACTGCTGTGGCACACTTGGCAGGAGCTCTTGGAAGACCCACCTGGATACCACTCAACTGGTATGGCACCGACTGGCGCTGGTTGCTGACACGCGAATCAAGTCCTTGGTATCCGTCAGCCCGATTGTTCCGTCAGCCAAAATTAGGTGATTGGGACACAGTTGTAGATCGCATACATCAATACCTTTCCTGGTTTAAAATTTAGCCAACAAAAAAAGCACCTTGCGGTGCTTTTTTTGCCTTCCCATCCCTGGGTAGTTTGTTTCTTCTCTGATTAAGAGAATGACAAGTTTTGAACTGCGATCTCGCCAACATAGTCAGCTGCGTTGCCGAAGCTGGATGCTGTGTTGGTCAACTCAACGAAGCCATAACGTGTCATGAATGATACGACTGGTTCGAATGTTGTTGGATCAAGAACAACACCGCTGCTCATTAAAGGAATATATGGGCAATAGAACGCGGCAGCATCTGCCTCGCTTGTGCCTTTATAACCTACCAACACAGAAGCTGTGTCAGCAGCATAGCTGTTTACAAACACACGCATTGCGCCATTGAGTGTACCAACAAACTTGGTGTTTGTAGGTGCTTCAAATGTGCCTTCTGTTGTGCGAGCAAAAGCTGATGTTGTTGCAGATTGCAACACTGTCAAACTTGCAGGACTTACAACTGCCCAGTTACCAGCGCCACGACGTGTACGCTGAGCGATCAAGTTAGCAACGCGGTTGATCAACACTGCTAAAGCGGCATGCTCATCACCAACGAATGTTGCTGTACCAGATACTGTAGCTTGGTTGTATGTGTATTCTGTAGCAGCCAGGGTGCTCAAGGATAACAAAATCTCTTGATCAATCTCAGCTGTGATCTCTTGTGCAAGAGCAGCCATGATTTCAGCTTCTACGTCGATACCATGCATAGCTTGTGCATCTTGTGCAGATTCAAATGTCCAACGAGCTTGTAACTTGCGTGTCTTAGCTTCAACAGCTTGCTTCAAGATCTGAACAGAAATCTGCTTACCACCTGTACCTTCCATTGTGCTTGTGTTACCGCCTGTGTAAGCATTTGTGGAAGTTGTGCCTGCTGGCACTGTGGAGTATGCTGTAGCAATAGTAAATGGGCTCAAAGCTTCTTGGCCAGCTACTACGCTTGTTGCAGCTGTGGATGTGTCAGTCAAGGACTGAGCATAACGCACACGCAACGTATGGATTTGGCCTACTGGACCTGTCATTGGCTGAACGCCGACCAACTCGTTAGCAATAACTGTTGGCATGACACGTCGAATCACTGGCAGAATCACACGGTTTAATGTAGCGATGTTACCAGAAACTGTAGAACCTGAACTTGCATTTTCACGCAAGTACTTCTTGGTGTTTTCGAGGATTACTGCCATCGAATTGCGCTTGGAGCCGGATAAACCTTCCAAGAGTGCTTCTCTGGTTTCGTCCCAACGACCTTCTAATAATTCTTGTGACATTTAAGTCTCCTTTTATTATGTCTTGGATTACAGCCCTGCCAAACGCTTGAGATCGATCACGTTGCTGGTTTCCTCAGCTAGTTGATCTGCATCTGGACTGCGGGCAGATTTATCACCGGTTGCAACCGATACTGTTTCTGTGATCACTGATTTGGCTTTCACGGAACGGTCTTCGAGTACAGCTGGTAGATACTTTTCGAAAGCATTTTTCAGACGTGTGGTCTGTACGCTTTCCAACAAATTACGCATTACTTCACGCTTCTCTGTGTTGAGAGGGCGCAACAAATCATCCATGGTGGCTTCACGCTCATTGGATTCTTTGATCATGCGTATTTCGCGTTCTTTTGATTCAACGAGAACTCGTGCTTTCTCGGTGAACTGGATGGCTTCGGCCAGTTTTGCATCTTTGGCAGCAATGACATCGTGCAACTTGCGAACTTCCGCTTTCTCATTGAGATGAGTCGCGCCAAATTCTGTTGCGTATGCTTCAAAAATACGACGACCAAAATTGTTCTCGCGAGCAACTTTGATGTCTTCTTGCAACTGACTGAGTTCAGCCTTGAGGTGTGTGCTAACAGCATTGGACATTTTCTTGGCAGATTCTGCAACAAATCGACCTTTGAGCTGTTCCAATTTGGCACGAGCTTCACGAACCAGACGAACTTTTGTGTTGACCACATCTTGTTTGTCTTCTGCAAATTCTTGAATCTCGCGTGCAAGCGCATGAACGACGAATGATTCTAACTTTTCCATTCCATCGTTGTGTGTCTTGCGGTCTTTGCGCAGTTCGCCAATTTCTTCGGCCAGTTTGGTGATCATGAAGTTGTTAAACTTAGTAGCATCTTCTTTGATCCGGGCTTGGAACTTGACGCGATCTTCGGCCAGTTGTTGCTTTTCAGCTTGAACTGCTTGAAGTTCTGCGGCTAAACCTTCTGTTACCATACGATCCAGGGCTTCCACCATCACTGTTTTGTCATGCTCATAGCGTTGTGCAAACTCTTCGCGGAGTTCTGCACGCACTGTTTCGCGGGCTTCGTTTAACTTGGTTTCCCAAGCCTCAGAAATTTCTTGCTGAGCTTCTTCGCTTAACAGTTCGCTATCTAGTAACGGTTTAATAGCATCTAACATGCTTATTTCTCCTGTATCTTGAGACCACGTATCAAGCGCATTACTTCGCCTTTGACGTATCTCTGTGCTTTGTTGCTTTTGGCTGGGTCCTTGAACATTTCCAACAGTCTAGCTCCGCCGGCATGATTTAACAGGCCTTCGTAGATTGCTGTGGGATATGCGTTGGGGGCGCTGGGCTGAGCAACCACATCTACAGTGACAATTTCAAAGTCACTGACATGTCCGTTGGCGTCGTTGACGTTACCGCTGCCACGACTGCTAACACCTAATTTCACACCGCTGGTGAGCATGGTTTTGACCAGCTCGCCCATGGGTGTGGGTAATATCTTTAATTTTCCATATCCAGCAGGACCGTCCATCCACATTTTTTCAATCATGTGACTCACACGATCCAGGTTGATCTTCAAGTCTTCAGGATGATCTACTTCGCCTAGGACACTGTGACCAGTCTTGATCTGTTCGTTGATGGTGTCTACTGCTTTGGCTATTTCGTTGACAGGATATACTCGTTCGTTGGCGTTACGAACACCGCCCTCAATGCAAATGCCTTTGAGGTACAGGTTCTTGCCGGATCCATCCGCGGCTTCCTCAGACAAGATTTCTGCTCTTGCCTGAGTGAAGCTTAGATGTTCTCTTAGATAGCGAGCCATATCTAACTATTAAGCCTTAGGAAATGGAGTTTTTGTGTTTACACCAGTGGCTTGTGCAAGGTGTGGCTTGGTAGCTGGGCTCAACTTCTTGTCGCCGCCTACGCTGTTTTGCACTTTGCCGATCAACTCACCAGCTTTGGGAGCCGGGCGACCTTCTGCTGTGTCACCTGTCATTTTTACAGGATGAGCCATGGCACCTTTGGCACCACTGTTGGCTGTTACTGTGCTTTTGGTGTTTGTGCCAGCAGGTTCGCTAGTTACAGGAGCAGGAGCTTTGGCTAGATTAATAGCTTCCATCATGCCCATTTCAATTTCTTCTGAATCGGACTCTTCTTCTTCTTCTTCACCGTCCATGTCAAACTCGGCTGTTTCTGTGTCGTCCATTTCTAAGTCGTCACCGCCCATTTCGTCGCCAACAGCTTTGTCACCGTCGTCGCCCATGAGAGCTTCAAACTCAGCCATGAGTTCGTCCAGCTTGTCTTCTAAATCGACCACGCGATCTTCAAGACCTTCTTCGCCTTCGGCTTCGGACATTTCCATGCCCTGTTCTTCAGCTTCAACGTCGTTCATGAGTTCTTCGTCGTCGGACATCATGGTTTCGTCCATGACAGACTCGTCCATCTCTTCGTCTTCTTCCTCATCCATGCGCTCTTTACGATCTTTTTTGTCGTCGTATTCGATGTCCTTGGTGACTTTTTCGCCGGCTTTTTCAGCTTTTTCGTCTTCTTTGTCTGTGGACTCGGCTTCGTCTAACTCTTCCTCACTCATGAGGTTTTCGTAGATTTCACGTGACTTTTCTACCACGATGTCGTGGAAAAGTTCTTTGGCTTTCGCCTCTTCGTCGTTGATCACGTATTCGATCAACTGTTCAAATTTCGATGTCATATTATCTCCTTCGTAGGTTATGGCTCGTTAGATATTTACTATCAACGAATAATATTGGTAGTTTTAAGGTAGAAAACTGGGTGTTTTTGACTGTTTTGTTACAGTGCTGGCGGGGCAGCCGGTGGTGCGTATTGCTTCTTGACTTGCTTGAGTTTTTCTTTGTATTCGTAGGTTCTTACGTCGTTCATCTGGCGCAGTTTGTTGAGCTGGCGCAGGGTCAGGCGTGTCTTGCGCAGATTGCCCAGCCTGGGTTGGCTGTTGTCCTGGCTGACATCCTGATAGGCTTCAGCACTACGCTCGTAGATTTCGTTGAGTATCATGCCAGTATTTATTAAAGACCTGGCACGCCAGCTGGTGCTCCACCAGCAGCAGGAGCTCCGGCTCCGGCAGGTGCTGTGGATGTGGGCACTGCTCCAGCCTGCGGCGCACCGGCTTCGGCGCCCATTTCGGCTCCGGCCAGTTCTTGGCCCATGGCTATGTCACTTTCTAAACCTGCAGGTGTGACGCCGATGCTGCGCAGATCCTGTCCTTGTGTGGTGGTTAACTCGGGTTCGTCTCGCTCTTCACGCCAGAGTTGTTCGTTTTCCACGATCTCTTCTTCGGTTAGTCCCAGGTAGCGTTTCATCATGAATCGCTTGCTCATGTAGGGCATCTGCTCCAGCTGTGTAAAGGCAGCTATGCGTGTGGTGTCCAGCTCGCTTTGGCGATATGAGGCAAAATTCTGTGGTTCACAGAATGCGATGCTGAAAAGTCCTGCATCAATGTTGAAACCTCTCCAACGCAGGAACATCTTGAATTCGTCATCCAACTTTTGCATGATTGCACGTTGCAGGCGCATGCAGTACTGGTTGAATCTGTATTCTTGTATGAGTGCTGTGCCCACACGTCCATCGTTCATGGCCAAGTTGCTGTCATCGGGCCCGGTGGGCAAATAGCTGGAGGGCACACGCAAGCCGCGGGCCATTTTGTTGTTGAAATATTTTAAATCGTCAATCTCGCCCAGATTGGTACCACCAGCCAGGGTATCCACACTGCTGCCGCGGCCACTAGATCCGTTGAACGGGAAGAAAAAGTCTTCGTTGATACTGAGCGGGTTGTAGCTGGCATCCATCATGTTGGCACCACCACCGGTGATGGTGGGTATGCGCCGTTGGTGCATTTCGTTTTTGACACGTTCCACAAACTGCATGGCCATGTGGCTGGGCATGTCGCCCACGTCAATCTTGAACACTCGGCGCTCAGGAGCACGTTGCACACGATAGATCAGGACTGAGTCTTCCAGCAATTCTTTTTGTTTGTAAACTTTGAAAATGTTTTCCAGTATGCTTTGTCCAAACGGCCAGAAGTAATCGAGTCCTTCATTCAAGCTGAGATGCACCACGTGTCGGGCATCGATGCAGGTTTCGTTCATGGCCTGGGTGAATCGGCTCTGACCCGAACCGCCGGCACCGCCATAGCCACCACCGTTGGGTGCTGTGTAGTTGTTTTGTCCAATGCTGCCAGTGGCACGGCTCACATAGTAGTCCTGTGTGGTCTTTTGTGCCACGCTCATGTTCTGGAAGTTGGGGTTGATGTCTCTGATGATGTACTGCTCGGGACGCTTGCCTTCGCTTTCGTTGACGATCACACGTGCCACTTTGACCATGTCCACCCAGTACATTTCAAAAGTTTCTGGGTCACGCACAAACACCTGGTCACCGTACTTGATAGTATTGCGGAACAGCTTGAATATGCGCTGGTCCATCTTGTTGAGCTTGCACCACTGTTGCAACTGCTTTTTGATGATTTCTACTTCGTTGTCTGTGGGCTTGTCGGTAAAGGCAATGTCAAATGGAGTTTCATTGTCCTGATTCATCTGTGTGCTGAACTCAGCGATGATGTCCAGGCAAGCATTGACTTCTGAATCGCAGTCCATGTTTTCATACTGATTGTAGCGTTCAATACGGTTGGGATGGCCCGAGTACACTTCTGGCAAGCGTGACGCATAGTTGCGAAACGCAAAGTCATTGCCGGTGCCACCGTTTTCGTAGCCGGCTCCGGTTTGTCTAGGATAGTTGGGCAATCCAAACTGATTTTGCCCGCTTATGGGGCTCAGTTGACCGCCGGTGTTGGCGACCTTGAAATATTTGCGCCACCCGGGTTTACGGGTATTTTGATTTTCTGCCATGGTAGTATATTTACCGCGACCTAGCTACTGTACTGCATTATTCTTGTGCTGACACTGAGCTGACTCTTCATCAAGCTGACCATTTCTTCCAGCTTGCCCAGTTGCAGGGCCATGGTTCCACTGTCTGTCATGCCGGCTGCGGCCTGTTGTGCAGCGGTGTTCAAGGGCACCACAGCTTCGGTGCCGTGCATGGTCAGATTGGGCTGATAGCCACTGGCAGGGCCAGACAAAATAGCCCCATTGGCAGCCGACACTTCTGCGTGTATATGATTGCCGCTGCTTCTTGAGCTAGGGTTTAGATACTCGTCTTGAACATAGCCGACTCCTGGCATGCGCCTGACCAGTTCGGCTATTCTAGCAGACTGTGCCGCATCTTTGATAGTGAAATCTAATGCCTGGCCGGATGGGTGTTTACTGTTTTTATCTCGAGCATAGCCGTCGTTAAATCCGCTAAAGTACACAAGCTCTCCTCCTAGCTCCTTGTGTATGCGTTGTGCTAAGCCAGCCAGGGCTTCTGTGTGTTCACCGCCCGAAGTGGCACCTTTCTTAAGAGGCAGTCCTTTGAGTCCCATTTCATCTGGTGTTAGTTGAGCTCCGACTCCGCCTGCACCACCAGGAACATCAATTCCGGCCATGGAACCCGAGGTGTCTGTGCCCGAAGCCGAAGCAGTGGTTGTGCGGACTGCTTCGGCTCTGGTTGCAACAGTTTTTTTGCTTTCAAACCCTGGTATGAAGGAAGTTAGATATTCTACGGCCTGGGTAAAGATTTCTAAAGCAGCGGTTGCAGGGCCAACTCCCATTCGCACAAAATCTTGCAAGTTCTGTGCGGTCTTGATTTGACTGTCTCGTGCACCAGCCTGTGCTGCTGTGGCCTTGTCCATGCCAGTCAGTTGCTTGAACTGTTCATCAGTCAGTTCTTTGGCTAGTTTTTCTAAAGGCACCATGCCGTCTTTGGTAAGATTTTGAATGGTTCTAAAGTTCAGGCCCAACGAAACACCCATCTTGTTCAAGTCCTGGGTAATCTTTGCCATGTCTGGACTGATACTGTCTTTGATCATCTGTGCAGATTGTGCTGCTGTGCCACCTCTAGCAAAAAATTCTTTGCTAAAGGCCTGCATGCTGGCACCGCCTGTGGTCAGGAACATGTCTGAGGCTGCAGTGATCACTCCATTGAACTGTGATGCCATTTCAGCTGCGGCTTTGGGTCCGCCCTTGGCATACATCATTGTAAAGGCCTTTAAGGCTTCTTCTTGTTGAGCTTCACCAAGATCGGCTAGGCCAGCATAAAAAGCTTCAATCTGCAGAGCCTGTTCTCTAGCGTCTTCTTGTTCTTGGCGTGTCATGCCAGTGAGCTTGGTCAGTATGTCTAGTTCTTTGATATAGGCCTCAGACCCTTTGGCCAGTTGATCCACACTCTTGCCTTGGATCTGTCCCAGTTTTCCTTGTTGTGCTACGTATCCGGCTATGCCATCGTTGATATCATCGACGCTCATGCCCAGTTGGAAAAACTGTTGCCGTAGGTCACTGTTTTGAATCTGGCTGGCCACCTGGCCAAAAGCTCGGGATCCTTGCAAAGCACTTTGGAAGAACAGGCCAAAGTTTTTGCTGTTGCGTCCCAGCAAGTTTCCAAGATTTTCCAGCCCTTCCATGGTATAACCAAAATCACGAAGACTGTCATAGACTTCGCTCATGGCCCCGGCGCCTACAACACCGGCTCTGCTGATTTTTGTATAACTGTCAAACAGCTGATCGCTCATCTTGAGCGATGCTGCTACGTATTTGGCCAAGGCCTGGGTAAACAGGCCCACTGCTTGACCGGCAGGACCAAATTTCTTGGTATAGGCGCTGACAGCGTCAGCACCAGATTCAATCGCTCCGCCAAACTGCCCTACACCTTGTGTGTTCTTGTAAATGCCAGCGCCCAGTTGCTTCATACTGGTGCCCAGCTGGGCCATGCTGGCCTGCAGACTGGCTGTGTAACCGCGTATGCCTACCGTGGCATCTTTCATGCCTTTGTTGTATTCTGCTGCAGTAATGTAGCCCTGTTGGAAGTTTTCCGCCAGGCGTTTCATTGCCTCTTGAATTTCTTGTTCGTTCATAAAATCAGCCATAACTATATTTACCGAGGATAATTATGCCACAAAACAACCCTTTACAACAGTATTTCCGTCAGCCGGCCATATACATACGCCTGCCCAGTGCCGGCAAACACTATCCGGCTGGCGCCTTAGACATGCCAGCCAATGGCGAACTGCCAGTGTTGCCCATGACCGCAGTGGACGAAATAACCTATCGCACACCGGATGCCTTGTTCAATGGTTCGGCCATGGTCAATGTGATACAGAGCTGTGTGCCCAACATACGTGATGCCTGGGCAGTGCCAGCCATGGATGTGGACACCATCTTGGTGGGCATACGCTTGGCCAGCTACGGACACGAAATGGAACTGGGCACCACCTGCCCGGCCTGCCGCAAAGAATCCGATTTCACCGTGGACCTTAGATCAGTGCTGGATGGCATACGTTCACCCAACTATGATCAGTCTGTGCGCCACGGCGATCTGGAATTCTACTTCCGGCCCATGAGCTATCGTAATCTCAACGAAAACAACCAAATACAGTATGATCAGCAAAAGCTCATGAGCATGTTGCCCGACAGCGAAGTACCCGAACCTGACAAGATCACGGCCATTGGAGATGCCTTGCGCCGTCTCACACAGGTGACCATAGAGGCCCTGTGCCAAAGCATAGCCGCAGTCAAAACACCACAGGCCTTGGTCACCGAACCCGAATTTATACGCGAGCTCATGAACAACTGTGATAGAAAGATTTTCAACAGTGTGCGAGATCACATTGTGAATCTCAAGACCCAGGCCGAACTACAGCCCTTGAAGATCTCTTGTCCAGAATGTCAGAATGCCTATGAACAACCCATGACCTTGGACATGACAAGTTTTTTCGCAGCCGCCTCCTAGTCCTGGACTCTGACCAAATTTCCAAAATGCTGGACAGCATGGAAAAAGAAAGCAATGACATCCGACAGGAGGCGCTGAAAATGGCCTGGTACATGCGTGGTGGTCTGACCTATGAGCAGGCCATGACCCTGGGCGTCAGCGAAAGAAAATTGATCAATGTCATAATCAAAGAAAATCTCGAGACCACTAAAAAGAGCGGTCTGCCTTTCTTTTAAAAAATGTTAAATTTAGAAACTGTTACCTACGACATCGAACGCTGGATGGCCACGTTTGTGGAAGTTCCGCATCCGGCTCTGGGTGGTTGGGCACCGTGTCCGTACGCTCGCAAAGCACGCTTGGATCGTGACTTTGAAGTCAGACTTGGTCGCAATCCTTTAGAAGATCTCATTGCTGTAAGCTACAGCACCTTGGCAAAAAGTGTGACGATTTTTGCGTACGACCTCAAGTTCCATCCCTACGACAAATTCCATGACGAAATAGAATTTGCCAACACCAATCATCTTGTGCCCCGAGACATGATTGCCTTGGAAGATCATCCGGCGGATCCAGAAATAGTCAACGGAGTGACTATGAATCAAGGCACCTATGCCTTGGTCTTGGTACAGAATTTGACTGACTTGAATTCCAAAGCACAGCAAATGGCAGACAAAGGGTTTTATGCGACCTGGCCCGAGGACTATTTACAGACCTTGTTTGCTCATAGACAAGATCCCAGGACATGACTTATCAATTTGCTCGCATAGACTTATCTAAAACTACCTATCGGGCCACCGTGGCCTGGGAATATCTACACGAACCCAACATTGCTCAATTGAAGGACATCTACAGGACCTACTGTATCTACAAACATTTTGCGTCGGTCATGCCCTTGTTTGACAGCCAGTTTACGGATCCCATGACCGATGTGATTGGCTATAGAGAAAACGATGAGCTAGTGGCTTTTAGTTTGATGCGGCGCTACGATACAGAAAATGTGCTGGCCAGTCAGTTTGCATGGACATATCATAATCCAAGGACTCAACTGGGAATAGAAAGTTTGAAAACAGAATGTGCTATCTACAGAGAAAGAGGTTACAAGTTTCTATATCTAGATCAAGCACACTTGTACAAACAAGGCCTTGAAGGCTTTGAAATTTTAGGGACACTACAATAATGGCAGACTTATACACAATTTGGGCAAACAAAGAAGGCGACATCAGTGACATTGATTGGGTCAACGGCATGAAGGGTTTCTTTGATCATTTGATTTCAGAAGGCAAAATGGAATCATACAGAATCACTAGATGCAAAATGGGATTCCGTAGCATAGCAGACATGCCCGAGTGGATGATAATCATGGAATTCCGCGACATGGCACAAATGGATGAAGCATTCCGAAGAGTTGCACCACTCGAAGGTGAATTAGAAACCAAACATCGAAGTTTCAATCAGTTCGTCGCAGGTGACATACAGCATGCACTGTTTCGTGATTGGCCTGATAAAAATCTATGAATCAATTAATTTTCCATTTCTCAGCTACCGAATGCAACGGTTGGCCAAAGTTAAAATTTACCCTGAACAACACAACGTTAGTTGACTTTGAATTTACCAGGCCTCAAGAACAAATTAGTCTGCCGCTGGAAAAAATAGAATCCGGATTATATACACTTAGTATTGAACGCTATGGAAAAACTGACAACAACTGCATAGTTGAAAACAATGTCATAGTACAAGATCAGATTGTGACTTTAGACGATATCTATATAGAAGATGTTAAACTCCCAAACTATTTCAAGTTCTCTGGAATTTTTTGTTTCGATGGTACCGAGCATCCGCAGTCACTGATTTGGGGTCCAAATGGTACATTCAAGATGCCAATGGGCGTACCTGTGATAGACTGGGCAGTTCAAGAAAAAATAAATAAGAGTCAACCCGTTTTAAACTTATTCATACCGTTGCCAGAGGCACGTCAGCGGTTCTTAGATAAGCTCGATGCATTCGAAAAAGAATTAACCAATGTCAAAGTTTAAAAAAATCATGCTTGTTAACGGTGCGCAACTGCCCAGTTCTCGGTTGCCTTCTAGTTTAGGATTTCTTGCCGGAGTGTGTAATCGTAATCAGGTCGATTATGATCTAATGGATCTCAGCATGGAGTTACGGTATTATTTTGGAGACCAGCAGTGGGAATATTTTTACAAACATAGTTGGAGCAATCTGGATGTGGCTATTGCCGAAAAACAACAAGAAATTGACAATTTTTTTCTTGCCATAACTGATCGAATCAAACAAAGTGGTGCTGACGCTATTGCTATCTCGGTATTCAGTTACATCCAACATCAATGGTGCGAACTATTTTTACGATATTGTAAAAAACACAACACCAACTTGCCAATTATTGCCGGGGGATCTGGAGTCAACACAACCTACCAACTCAAAGGATTGAATTCTGATTCTTATGGAAGATACCTAGTCGATCAGGATCTATTGGACTATTATGTGCTTGGAGAAGGAGACATAATTTTTGAAAAATTCATCACTGGACATAGAAACATTGCTGGATTGAACAGCAAAAATAATGTTGAACACAAGCAAGAACAAATTAACGATTTAGACAGTTTGCCTTTTGTAGATTATAAAAAACTCAAAGATAATCTCAATGACTATTTAGGACCAAAAGGAACCCCTGTAATAACCATAACCGGTAGCCGGGGGTGTGTACAAGATTGTACATTTTGTGATGTGGCCGCTCACTGGAAAAAATATCGATTCCGGACAGGAAAACACATAGCTGATGAAATATTACAGTGCTATCTAGATGCTGGGGTAACCGAATTTATCTTTAGTGATAGTTTGCTCAATGGATCCCTGAGTCAGTTTATGGAAATGTTAGAAGTGCTTGACATCCATATTAACAATCATCCAGGCCTATCTAAACTTTCACTGAACGGAAATTTTATTCTGAGACCCAAAACAGCACACAAAGAAAGAATGTTTCAACTTATGAGCAAGGTAGGACTAAAAACGATCTCAGTGGGATTAGAGAGCGGCAGTGAAAAAGTAAGAATCCACATGCGTAAAAAATTTACCAATGAAGATGTTGATTATCATTTGGCCATGTGCGAAAAATACGGTATTCAAAATTCATTATTAATGATTGTAGGGTATGTGACCGAAACAGAACAAGATTTCCAGGAGTCACTGGAATTGTTAAAACGCTGGCAACGCTATGTTATCAACGACACAGTGTTGATTTACGATGTAAGATTTACCATGGCTATACAAGATCATACTCCGGTTGAGGCAATGTCACAAGAGCTTGGTACTCGTTGGTTTGAAGGATCCAACAACGTATCTGACTGGGTATGTGATTCTAATCCCGAACTCACAGTCAAAGAAAGGTATCTACGCTGGATACGTGCCACACGAGATGCAATAAACATGAGCTACAATCTCAATGGCGAAATTGAGTTGTATCTTGAAGTCAACCGAACTCGAGCAGCAGCTTTCACTGACGTTGTAAAACCTTTGGTTAAAAGAATCATTCCAATTCAAACTTCCAAAGCAGACAGTGCGTTGATGGTATAAGAGACTTCGTATTACGAAGTCTATGCGTTTCGCTTTGCTCACGCATCTTTATCTGTTGCTATAAAGAAAATGTTTTTCCGTATTATCCAGATTAAGTGGTCACAATTCACCCGTTGCCGGGTGAAAAGTTCTGCATTATCCGAGTATCGCAGTCACTTCATTCCAATGAGATTGTAGTTTCCTACACGGAGGCGGTTGACCGGTACCCCCTACTCAAGCTTCACATGTCAACGGAACCCTAGTGACCCGAGAAGAACCAAGTCCTATGAGCATGAGTTGTGTCTTTTTCACAGAGCTCAAACCATTTGTTGCCTTAAGTTAGCAATTGCCTTTGACGCCCAAAGTTTTCCAGACCGGGTATTGCACCGTTCTTCGATGGGGCCGGATCAAACACCCGGCGCAGAGTCAGTAAAGTTGCCTATCTAGTTTTAAATGTAATGAAGTTGTTTTAGTGCTGATTGACAAAAGTCTGCGTAGAGTTTGTGTTGTTGTGGCCCAGGATGCTTATCGTCGGTTCCTAGATCAACGTAAGAATTTGGTGATTCAAAGTTTACATAGTTTTTGAATTGTGATATGTTGCTTAGTTGTAATGCTAATTTGTGTGAGGAGAGTAATCCTAAAATTAATAATTTTAGATTAAGTTTTCTGCAAAAATTTATAAGTTGGTTAATACTAATTACAGATTGATAAAAGCAATTCTCATCTGTAATTAGTCTGTCTAACATGCTGTGTGATAAATTTGTAAAGGGTAATTTTTTAGCGTGCAATCGATGTGAAGAAGCTATGTGCCAAACACCATTTTTACCAGCCCAGTATGGAAATCTAAACTCACTGATTAGTCCTAAAACTACAATATCACCAGGACATACATCTGACCTAATTATTTGATCTATTGCCCACGGAATAGATGATCCTCCAGCGGTTAAAAACGACACCGGCAACTCTAATAAATTTGCAAGAAGTTGCCCATACCGTTGAGACGCATCTACTCCTACGCCGTGTGTTACACTACAACCAGAAATCCATAGTTGTTGACTATCTGTTTTACGAGAATCAGCAAGAATAGTGTATACGCTGTTAGTATATTTTGTTAAATCTAGATTATATACATTATGTTTTATTTGAGAAATATTAAACAAAATAAATTCGGTGAGTCCTTGTATGGAACTAGTGACATTTGTAATGTCGAGAGCTTTATCATCGCTCCAGGAATTAGTCGGGCAGTAAATAATGTCATCGGCTTTGTCTAATATACGATACATAATAGCTATATCTTTTGGTAAATCGCCTAAGCTGGTATAAAAAGTATGATTTAACAATTCTTTATTTAAGAATTGCAGGTAGTTACTTTGATCGAGCAACACTGCTTCCTTGTCCAACGCCAAAGCAACACTTGATGTCGTTTCTGAAACATCCCCGACAAAAATGGTTATTTTAATTGGTAACAAGATCAATCCATTTTTTGATTAAATTGGAAATTTGCAAATTTGTTGTGCTTGTATAATGATTGGTTTGTCCCGGTACAATTTTAAATTGTTTTTTTAAATTTAAATAATGTTGAAACTTGTTACAATTTTTGTCATACAATGTAAATAGATTCAGGCATGGTTTATCATTTGCAAGAAGATTAATTTGATCAGCAATTAAAAAAAATAGATCTTCATGATATGTCATATCAAAAATATTTTCAAAATAATTTTTAGCTGACATTAATATCTTATTGTCAGGATCCAAGTTGGCGTGATATACCACATCATTATAAAGTAAATCACTATTTTGATGAATGGCATTATTTTTATGAATAGGATGTTCATTGACATACAACCGATTTGGGCTAGTATGGCTAATTATAATAGCGTCATACAAATCAATATTTTCATTTTTTATTTGTTTAAGAATTCTATATTCGCTTGCCCCAGCCTGTGACAGATTAGTTACCAAAAAATTGTTGGATAATAAACTAGACCAGCCTGGGTTGTTGCTTGTCAAATTCTTGTAATCAACAGCAAAACTATCCCCACAAATTAAAATTTTTTTCATCTCTTACTTAAATCTATTTTTTATATGACTGCCATGTACACGCACTTGAATGTGTCCGTTGTACCAGTCATCCGACTCCAGAACTCTATGGTTAAATTGTTCTCTAGCTTCTATGTAACTACATTCGGCCTTGGACCTACAGTAGTATAAGATTTCACGAGAGAAGTTTTCGTTGCCTAACTGTGCTACATCTTTGTTGAGTTGTTCGTTGCTGCCGTAGTAGGTCTGCCAGTCTGATTCGATTTTGCCACGTATTTTCTTGCGCTTCTTGTTGCCGTTCTTGAGTTTTACTGTCTTATATGTTGTCTTGCTGAATTTTGCTAATTTTTTTCCAATATACTTTCTGCCGGTCAGTTTATTTGTGATCACGTAAACAAAGCCCACGCAGTCTTCGGGTAAAATTTCAACGGTTTTGCTTTCGAATAGCCATGACATGGACTATTGTTTATCATATTTGTCTTGATACCCATTAATTTGTAAGCCACCCAACAGCATATTCTTCATCCACTATATTACAATTACATTTTTGTTCGCATTCGACCCAGGCTTTTTCTGGATTGTCAAATGACTCAGACAGCAAATTCCAAATTGGATCATTTAACACTTCGTCTAAACTGCGAGTGTTTAAATTTAACTTCTCTCTATGTACCTGATGAAAACTATTTTTAAAGTGTATTGTTTTACGCCCGGTGCTCATTGATACGTACGGAAAACTAACCCAACTGCACGGGTGTAACACACCATCTGCACTAACATATAATCCGCGGTTACCAACACTGCACATAGGTGTAATGAACCTATTGTGTTGTTGTTTAACTGCTCGGTATCGTTGTAAGTTGTGTTCAAGATAGTCTTGATTGTGTTGTTCTCGTCCGCTGATATTACGGAAATATCTTTCGTATCTGTGGGTCTTACTAATAAATTCTGGTCTAGGCTCCATTGGATCTGTGGCACCACCATAGGCTTCGCCATACTTACTACCAAACTTGGTGCTGTAAGTTAACTGTAATCCATCGCATCCAATATCACGTGCTTGTTGTTCAATTTGATCTAAGTAGTCCTGATTGAAAGCAAAAACAATAGTAGCCCAGTAAACAAACGCTGGACTCTCTTGGCACATGATACGCATACCGGTCATTATGCTTTCCCAGTTGCTACCAATGCGATACAAGTTATTACTAGCACCATCGTACCCGTCGACACTGAAATTTACAGTATCGTATTTGTTGCTGATCTGGGCAAATCTCTGCCACCATTCGGGTTTACGATAACTGCCATTGGTAATTGTATAGACGTGAATTTTAGGATTGTGCGACTTAATATACTCAATGATATCTAAGTATTCACTGGCATAGATCGGATCGCCTACATCTCCACACATGGTTATTCTTTTAACCTGTGTTTTTAACAAGTCTGGTGTTAGTGTTTTTTTAAAAAAATCTAAAGTTAATTCTTTATTAATCCACGGCACCGGGGCAGTGTCGTTGCGAGGGCACCTAGGACATTTTAAGGTGCATTTTCCGCTAACTTCAAAGTGCCAGTGATATAATTGCCAGTTCACGGTGATATCTCAATAAATTTTACAGTATCGTCAAACAATACTTTGCAGATTTTATCAGCGACACTATCTGAAGTTAGATAATTGTCTTGATATAATTCAGTATATCTATCAGGTTCATTTTTAAATCTATTTTGATTAAAATTTGTTTTTGTAAGACCCAGTCTTATTTCTAAGTAATCTATGGTTGGATATTCAATCATTAGCATTTTTCCAAACTCTTCAACAGCTTTTTTGCTAAGACTATATGCAAGATCATTTGGCCAATATCTTAAATTATTAGTGCTTGTAATGTTTACTATTTTTGCCTGCGAGTTGTGTTTAAGCACAGCCTGTGATAGTAATACTGGAGCGATTAAATTTGTTTGTAATATATCTTTTACATCGTTTGTTTTGTGATTTACAAAATCAATTTTACCGCCAACGCCGGTGCCAGCACAATTGATCAACACATCGTAACCTTGATTGACAAAATTTATTATTTGACTAGAGGATAGTAGATCTAGTTGTTGGCGGGTCGGTGCAGTAACGTCGTGATTAACGCATAACTGCTGATACAACGCCTGTCCAACACCACTGCTGCTTCCAGTTAATAAAATTTTCATGCAATCTCTACGTCTGTGTTATAACTTGTAAAGCCACCTTCTTTGACTACCCGCAGTATGTTTTCCACACGCCCGGCCAACTCATCTCTGTGGCTGACTAACCAAATAGATTTGTGACGTTCGCGACTCATATGCTTGAGCAAGGCCAAGGCGTTCTCCACGCCCTGTGTGTCTAGACCCGAATCGATCATTTCGTCGATGAACAGCACATTGATGGGTTGATACAGACTTTCAAACACATCACGGAAGGCCCAGCTCATGCTAAGGATCAATCTGTTGCGCTCACCACGACTCAAATTGTCAAAGTCCAGTTCACGACCCAACTCTTCGATGCTGACTGTGAGATCATTCTGGAATACCACTGTGTGGGGCAGGCCAATACGATCCAAGTAGTGTGTGAGTCTAGCATTCAAATAACTCAGATTTTGTTCAATGATCTTCTTGCGTATAAACGAATCCTTGCTGGTCAAGAGTTTGAGCAAAAAGTCTTGATGTTCTTGCAATCTGGTAAGTTCGTTCAGCGTGTCATAGCTTACTACCTGCAAAGCCTGACCTTGCATGTCTTCTATCTGTTCACCGTAGGGATCTGTTTCGGCCTGTTTGTCCTCTAACTGCTTTTGTAAGGCTGCTAAACTGCTTCGATGATGTATGGCAT